GACTCGCTATGACTGTGAGTGCATGAACTGTCAATCTGATCCTAGGTTTCCAGATCAAAAGTCCAAACCAGAATTGGAAACTAAAACTGGGATCTAGCGACAGGTTCTGGCACAACTTTCCCGCCTAGAGGCCTAAACAGGCATAGACCTTTGCTCCTGCAGACAGTATAATACATACATAGCACACTACACACAGGAGTAACGTATGGGCAAGTACATGGTTGTATCCGATGAAGGTAAGTTCGGTAGTGTAGTAGTTGGTTCAGCTTACATGATAGGCACACTACAGGAATGCCGCTTGTATCAGATGCAACATGGCCTGCGTGCTAAGACGCAGATTATCCCCTTTTAACACTGGAGTATCGTATGACAACAGTAACTATCATTGGCTACAGTGCAAAGGGTGCTGTGCTGTGTGCTGAGCAATGCAATGAGATGGAAGCGTGTGATCTTCAAGAAGAGATGCTCCGCGATACAGATATTGTGCGCGTTGAGTGCTTAGAGGACGAACCTATGCTTGTATATGCGTTTGGTGACTAGGGATTAGCCAGAAAAAGGCTAATCTTAGACTAACAAATGTGTAAGTAATGCGTATGTGCTTCCTGCGTGTGACTACATTAACAACGTAGTCAAGACAGACCGCTACACAGGATCGACATAACAGATGTATATAGATATAACCGCCGATCGGAGTATCATTCCTACATAGGTTTTTGTTTGCAGTTATCAAAATGATATCTCTTCATTTGCGGGGTGCCGCCAGTGAGCCCGCAGTGAGGGCAAGTGAGTTTAGGTTTTGGTATGCCTTTTATTGTGGCGCTATGTTTAGCACAGGCAGTAGGCGATCTAGGTATATTACGACGTAATGCACTGGCAGCTTCTAGCTGTTCAGCTGTAGCAGTTTTTCCAAAGTTGGGATTCTTTTCTCCTCGGAGAGATTCACTCATACGCCTGCGAGTCTCATCCGAGGCGGGAGGTCTAAGTGCCCTCGCTGCCTTGAGTTTTGACTTTGTCTCTTCTGTATGAGGTCCGCGCAGCATTCCTACCTGAGCAGCACTAATCTTAGCTTTAGTTTCTGCTGTGTGTCTATAGATACGACCCGAACACCCGTCTCCACCATCGGTTATGTTCCTAAGAATACCTGTTCCATTATCTTTTCTACCATACCATTTAATCATACGTCGTTCTATAGCGAATGCACCTATCTCTGATAGGTTACATTCTAAGAACACGATACGAGATTTATCTTTTGGTACGGTAATTCTACCGTGTTTTATGAAGGCACGTTCGCGCTTACCTTTACCTATGTAATAAGGTGTTAGGTTTCCTGTCCTAAGGTAAGCGTAAACGTAATAAGAGCTCATGCTCTTATTTATCAATCAAACGTAATAAAGTGCAGCCTTCTTAGCAGCAGCAGCCTTTGCCACCAACGCCTTTGCATCTTCGAAGCTGAACGTCCCGATCACCGTGTCGTCGGACTTCTTCTTCACTGTAAACACCGTCTGCTCTGGAGCAGTTTCGCCTGCATTGCTGACTTCGCCGCCAACTGCGGGTGTTGCAACAGCTTCCGGCGTGCCAAGCAGCACAGCAACAGCTTCTGCAACAACAACAGCTTTGGGCTTGCGTCCGCCCTTCTTGTCGTCTGCACGCCCCAGCCCTTCCACCAGCTCGGGAGTTGCAAGCTTAACAGCTTGGAAAGCGTGATTGTAGTGCGTTGCAGCACTTGCAAGCGTGATGCCGAATTCCTCCATCACGTAAAACATAACGTTCTTGCGGAAGCCGGTGTTGCCAATTTCAGCGCGGGTGGGGAGCAACTCCAAAAACTTGGCGTTCGCGGCCGGTCTGATTCCTTTATCGATGATAGCTCTCCTTTGTGCCTTAGCACGTTAGTTAAACAATATGCACCGTTTAGCGCATATATGTATTGTAGCACCATTGTGCTCCAATGTCAACAAATAAATTGTAACAAACATGCTTGCTTGCGCTTGCTTTTTGTTTGCTTTATTTGTTTCCATGTGCTTATTATATGGCAGAAAACAACTTCGAGCAAGCATTATTTTAACTGTTACATCTGCTTACAATCGATAAATAGCGTATGTATAAAATAGTCTCGTCCCTTGCGTTCTATGTCTACGCTTACTTACGCGAGGATGGGACACCTTACTATATAGGCAAAGGTAAGGGAAAACGCTCTAAGAGCAAACAACACATAGTCTCGCCTCCAACTAATAGAGCTCTCATAGTAATTCTTGAGGCTAACCTTACTGAGTTAGGTGCGTTCGCTATTGAGCGTCGTATTATACGCTGGTATGGAAGAAAGGACAATGGGACTGGCATACTTCGTAACAAATCCGATGGAGGAGATGGAAGCAGTGGCTACATACACACAGATGCCGCAAAACAAGCCTCGAGCATAAGCAATCGTTCTGCCTATGCTAAACCCGAGACTATGGAACGTTATACAGCATCAATGCAAGAAGTATGGACTAATCCAGCGCGTAATGCTAAAATTAGTGTAGCACTACAGGGCTCGAATAATCATATGTTCGGTAAAAAACATACAGCAGAATCCCGCGCTAAGATGGGCAGAGTACCACATAATAAGTTAAATTTAACACCCGATGAAATAAGATTACGTAGAAATGCACAACAGCGTGAACGCAATAAACGCAAGTCTCTGCAGACAAAAGTAGTTGCGTGCATCGGTACCGAGGCGAAAAATAGTTGTTGACAGCACAGTTCCTTTGCGCTATAATAAACACATCGCAACAAGGAGTACACAATATGTCACGTAAGCAACTCAAAGCACTTGCAAAGCGCATTCACAGTATGCAACAGTTCGCAGAAGCGTGCATCAACCTCAGCAACAATGACATCTATGAACTGTACGAATGCGAGATTACAGCCGATCTTAAGCAAGAGATCGACTACACGTTCTGGAGTGTCTCGCCTGAACCCTGCAGAGCTGCGCTACGACAGCTCGGCGCACGTTATTGCATACACGAGCTCGAAGTTTATTAAGTGTGGCAGTGCTTGACAGCACTGTTTTCTGTGCTATAATAGCGTAAGCAACAAGGAGCACAGATGGACTTCACACCCGAACAACACGACAAATACTGGGAGCGCACAACGGGCTATGCAGAGCATGTTCACAGAAGTGAGAGTCAACGGTTCACGCCTTTGACTAAAGAACAGTATGACGCACTCTGCAAAAAGATTGAAAGCAGCTTCAAATGAAAATACAAACCCTCTTCATCCGCGTTATGCCCGCCGACAAGGACCGTGGCTACATCCTCCTGGCAGGCTATGACACATCGCTGGTGCAAACCTCGTGCGCCTATCAGACGACCTTGAGCGATGTGTCGAGGCGATACCTTGATGAGTCAGTTGCTCGTCTGAAGGTTAAGTTTGATGCCGCTGAGGTGCGTGATGTCACCGCTCTCGCAATCCAACGCAAACTCCAGAAGCTATTTGGCGAGGCACTTACACCCCTGCCACCTAAGGCGAAAAAAGTCGTAGAAGAGGATTGACAACCTGCTCCTACTGCGCTATAATACATACATCGCAACAAGGAGCAGCATGAAACGCTTTCTACAAGACCTAATAGGTGTAAGGGACTTACAACCTGTGCTTATTGTATTGGTTGTAATGGCGATTGTCATCCTTTACACATTCCTCTAAGGAGCAGCAGATGAACTTCAAATCAGAACAGTTTGATTACAATCCCATCAGCAAAACCTACGTCGCAGAGGCAAGCGACCTGCAGATTGGCTCCCCGGGGCAATACATCAGCATAGACGGCTATGCGTTTATGTTTACAGGCGCTGACAAAGACGCAAGCGGTGAGGACACAATGGGCTGGCGTTACAAGCCCACAATGAACAGTGTCAGCTTAAACAGTGCGCTCGCTTACTGCACGGCGCTGATTATAAACGACTAGCCCTTACTGGGCGACACACAAAGGGACTTAGGTCCCTTTTATTGTGGCCGCATAGTCTCGCTGCAGGATTTTTTATCCTTAAAAACCTAGTGCGAGACACACCTTTGTGTTGCGTGCTTGCTTTACACAGCTAGTTTACAACGTGCAGCAAGCAGCTTAAAACGCGCTACAGCAGCACTAAAACAAAAGTTAATAGCAGAGTAGCAGTATTGCTTTTAAACGCTGTTTACTACAGTTGCTTATAAATGTCAAAGCACCCTCTCGTATTAGGTTTTTAATACCTAAAAAACCTGCAGCACGGACACAGCAAAATGGTAGATAGGTTAGCAATATTGTGCCCCTCTCGCTTTGCACGCATGTACGTCTTTAAAAACAATAGCGAGATGCGCGTGTGTGTTACATCTTGCTTAAAGGATGTAGACTAAGCTTAGCCTAAAAGCAAGATGTAACAATGTGTTGCCCTCGCTTTGCACGCATGTACGTCTTTAAAAACAGTAGCACGACACAGCAGCACTTCCCCTCGTTGCAGGACTTGAGCAATGCAGCACGATTATAACGCGCATAAAAAAGCGCACTAAAATAGTGCGCTTTGCGTTAAGTAGCTTGCGCTACTTGTTGTTTTACTGCAACACTTGCTTTAGCGCAGCTAAACGCACAATGTTTTGCAACTTTACAGTGCGTACACAAATGCTATGCGTTACGTTATTGCTAACATTGTGCGTAGTGTTGCTTGTTTGCAACATTGCTTTTGCTACGCTTGCACTGCAAAAGCTTGCAGCAGTTGCAGCACTAATAATTGTGTTGTTTAAAACATACACACTTTGCGCGTTGTTGTAGTGCAAATACAAATATTGCTGTGCGCTATTGTTGTTTGTAACAATGCTGTAGCAGTTAGCATCGTGCGTAAAGCTTGCTGCGCTTGCTGTAAATTGCGCGATTGCAGCAGCGTCGTTGTCTGCAATTTTAGCTGCGCTGCGTTGTACGCAAGCAACATAATTTAATGCGTTAGCAAACAGCAACACACTTGCGCGTGTTACTTTTTGTATAACAACATTTTTGTTTGCCGCGCTGCATTGCACTTGCGTAACTTGCGTTACGTTTGCGATTGTAGCTGTGTTGTTGTATTGTTGCAACAAAGCACTAATGCGCGTAGCATTTACTTTGTTGTTTTTGTGCGCTGCAATTGCAGCTTGCGCGTAAGCTAATGTAAGCATAATTGTTTACTTTACTAAGTTGCTGCACTTAGCATTATTGCTGTGCAGTGTTATTATTATAGCGCACTTTTTATGTTTTGTGTGTTGTATTTTTGCAACTTACAAACTGTTACATCTAACAAGTTCATGCTGCATTATTGCTATTTGCTAAGCGAGGCCCAAAAAGTATAGTTACAGTTATACATTGCGCGTTAAACATATTATAGCACAGCTCTCGTTAAAAATTTTCAGCAAGCTTAAAATAATTGCGAGGCAGTGTGCAGCGCATAAAACATTAACCCCTCGCTGTGCAACTTGAGCAATGCAGCATGAAATGCTAAAGTGTAACAGTTTGTAAAGTAGCACACAGCAGCACAAAAAAGCGTTATAATACAAGCACTGTACAATAATGTGCAGCACAAACAAAGTAAAGCAATTATGCGTAAACTTACAAAAGCACAGCAGCAGCTTGTTAAAACACAAGCTAACACAAACGTAAAGCACAGCGCGTTTATTACGCTGTTGCAAGTACGCGCACAAAACGCTGCAAACGCTGCGCTGTACACAGCAGCACAGCACGCTACAGTAGCAGCATTAGCGCGTGCTGTGCAAGCAACGTACTTTAAGCAGCGCGTGTACACAAACTTACGTGCTAAGTTTGTTAGCATTAAAGTTAACAACGCGCAAGTATGTAGCAACTTAATGCTACTTGCAAAGCAATATAACGCTAGTGTTGTGCAAACGCAAAACGCAATTGTATTGCGCTTGTTTGCTTAACACATAACGTAGCATAGCGCAAGCTATGTTACATGTGTTACATGTAGCACCCCCGTGCTACTATGCATGTAGCGTGCATAGTAGCAGCGAGACTGTATGTTAGCGTGTGCTAACGTGCAGCACGTTGCCTCGCACTTACATTTAGTTGCGTGCAGTGGCAAGCGAGACACAGTAATGTAAAGTTATGTAAAGTTATGTAAAGTTTTGTAAAATCCCAGTCAGTCGTGTAATTTTACAAAAAGGTAAAGATAGAGAGGCGCGGGCAAGCGTGCCCTATGTTTTTTCGCCTATCTCTATAGGTCCCTCCTTTCTAATCGTTCTATCTCTATAGGTCCCGGAAAAACTTTGGTCGGTCACAATATCCTTACCCTCCAAAAATTTTTACACAAATTTTCTACTGTAATCCTATAGGACCTCCCTCAAGATAAATATAGGATTATGCAACTTCAAGAATTACTCCTAGAGCTTAGACGCAATCCTGGGTGGAATGTAATACACGCTGAAGTAAAATAGTTATAGCGGTAGATAACTAGTCTAGAAAAATTGCGCTTACGGCGCGTCTACGACGCCAGATACAAACCACCCTCCCCACTTGACATCCAACTTAATCATTGTTATACTATGTCTATGATTCCCATTGACAATCACATTTCCGAATCTCTAGACCATAAGGGTGTTCCTAAACGTTATGTAAACTTTTCAAATTGGACATATGTTGATCTTCATGATTTAGATAATGATCCACGCTCTTATGGTGTTAAGGTTAGACTTATGAATAGCTATATGATTTGGTTAGAGGAGCACTTAGGTTCACGAGGGGAAACATGGGAATACCGTACAGGGGATCGTTACGCACAGGGTATCTATTTTAAGGAAGCTCAAGTTGCATTAATGTTTAAACTAAGTTTTATTGTATGACATATATTAACTTCAGAGGGTTGCCAAAATTAAATGCACCAGGAGTCTGGATAGGTGGTATTCCGTCACACGTCTATAATTGGGTAGTAGAAAATATAGAAGAACCTGATTGGGATTTTAGAAATGGAATGTTTCTTGGACTTATACTAAACGACGAAGATGCTACCATAATCAAATTAAAGTTTGCATTATGATTATGATATATCCTTTACATAGCTTTTATATTAAGCAACGGCAGGACATAGCATACTATAAGGAAATGAAGGGTTGGCTAGATGATAACAATATAAAGGATTATCATTGGAGCAGTGCTACTGATACTATTACGTTTGGTAATTCGGAGGATGCATTAGCCTTTAAACTTAAATATTGGGCGTATGATGGTGTACATTGAGATGAAACGTTTGCCACTACCTATGTATAATACAATTTTACAATGGCTGGCCGATGATAAGATTCAATACACATATACAATGTGTGAGGATGATTTTGTTATTGATAGAATAGATATGTCAGATGAGGATGCAATTATTATGAGGTTAAAACTAGGAATATGAGTTATATTAGTTTTGCTGGTATGGAGCGATACAATGATCAACGTCTTAAGAATAAAGAGTTAGAAGACTGGATACATGAAAATATAGAAGAACAAAATCAAAATTATTCTAGCTGGGGTGTTTCTAAATCCAGGCCGGGATATCTATGTGGAGTAACCATAGATTCTGAACAAGCTGTAATACTTAGATTAAAGTTTGGAATATGATTGTAGACATACGCAATGTTAACTTTATGGATTTTATTCCTATGATTGCGTGGATGGAAGAAGTACTAGGTACTGAGAATAATGTTTGGCGGTGGAGTAATATGCTAGAAAGTATTGAGTTCTTCTACGAGGAAGATGCACTTGCATTTAAGATAAAGTTTGGATTATGATAAAAGTATATTGGCCAATGGATGATAAGATACCTGACTCTATAATATGCGATTGGTTAGATGACTTAATAAAACAGTCCCCGAATAAAGTAACATTCGAATTACATGGTGATCAAACTCTGTATTTTGTAAGAGAAGATGACGCAATTGCTTTTAAACTAAAGTTTGGATTATGATAGTAGAAGAAGGCATACACGTACGACTTTATCGACCATGGGCTATTAAAGAGTATTCTGTGATTAACGAATGGATACATATGTGTGATAATGCAGTCTGGGATTATAATGGTGGTAAAACTTATCTAGACGGTAAGACCTATTATCACATGGTATTATTAGATAGTGAAGAAGACCTGTTGGTATTTAAATTAAAGTTTGGTTTATGAAAACAATTTACATCTTTAAAAAAGGTAACGACATAATGGACTCTGTGGCCAACCTTGATGTGCAGGTATTGATAGAACAATCACATTGGTTGGCAGCATTACCAAAAACTAAGCGCGGTAACCCTGCATTTAGAATGAAGAAATATAACTATGGTAAGGCTGTATTTGCTGTAACATTTGTCAGGCGTGAGGATGCTACAGCATTTAGATTGAAGTATGGATTATGATAAGCATAGAATACAATTATTTTAAAGTAGTCAAGCCTAGGTATCCTTTACTTGTATGGGCTAAGACTCACGGAGGTGTTGTAGTGCGTGAGCCACGTAAGCACGGTTACCTGGGTCGTATAATTTCTATACAATTCGAAGACGAGATGGATGCAGTAGCGTTTAAATTAATGAGCGGACTATGAAACTATACGCATATCCCTACTGGAAGAATATGGTAGCTTATTACTACGGTAACGATATTCAGAATAGAGATGGGTTTTTTGTTACTTCTATTTGGTTATGGTTATCAGAAGACTTTAGAGCAACAAGAACAGTAGATAGAGTAGGAAACACTGAGTTTCTAATCTTTGCAGATGAAGCAGATGTTTTAGTTTTTAAATTGATGTTTAGATAATATGGTAAATCTTTATTACGAGGCAGATGGTTCTTGGTATGGTGTACGAGGCAGGTATTGGGTGCAGCGCGATGTTCATAGCATCTCTAACGAACATTTCGAGACGAGATTACTATATAATAGCACGGCATTGACACTCGCGGAAAGAGTATGGCGTGAGGAAGATAACGAAGTTAGATATTATAAAAATCGAATGGAAGATTTAAAAGAGACATTCGGCGAATGCGACATGGAAGAATTTATGTGGATTAAACTACAGGCTAAACCATTACCATGATGTCAGTTAGAGAATATGGAGAGGGTGTTATATACGTTGCTTTTCCTCCGCATGGTAAGTATGGTGAATTTAAGGCACCCGATGGCATGATTGACTGGTTAAAAGAAAATACAGAGCCCGAATGGGGTCATGTGAATGGTCATTTAGCAGGTGTATTCCTGGAACAGGAAGATGCTGTAATATTCAAATTAAGGTGGATGTAATGGATGGTGTGAAGTTTAAGGAACAAGGTATAGAAGTGACATGGGCTAGTACCGACGGGTCCGTTAATGCTTTCCACAGAATAGAAGCTCAGGCTGAAGTAGATGGTGTAATGTGGTATACTATATTGGTATCTAGAGATGTAACAGAGTGGTTGCAGACACAAGATCAGAGGCAATGGTATATACATAAGTTAGGAAAAATAGATAGAGAATTTTATGTGACTAATATGTTCGATGTACATGAAGAACTCTGGCTAATAATAAAGTTAAAATTCAATGGATGAAGAATACTTTATAGAATTTAATTTCGATGGGAAATTCTTTGATCATAATAATGAATATCGACGATGGCTAAATGGAACTATTGGCAGATCTAACTGGCAACTCTACGGATTTGGTACACACCATCCCGGTACAATACGATTTGAAACTAGAGAAGATGCGTTAGCTTTTAGACTTAAATTTGGTTTATAGAAGATAAATACTGCCAATTAGCTAGAGGATTTAATGGCAAATATAAGGTTACAAAATGTAATTGGTAATATTGACGTTGTTGAATCCTATATGCTTTTCCGAACTGTTGAAGACTGGTGCCACGATAATGTAGCAGATGGTAACTGGCAGTTTGATCACACCTATACCATATGTGCATATGGAGTTGATATCGCAGGTGGAATTATATTTCGCCACGAAGAAGATACAAAAGCATTCAAACTTAAATTCGGTTTATAAATCAGTTCAGTGTATAATATAACGTTCACAACGGAGGATAACATGACTTTTCTTTTTATAATATTGGCTATTCTTGCCATATTAGTAATGATATGGTGGGCATACAAAGAAGGTGAGAAACGTGCTATGAAAACAATAGAAGATGGCGCCAGAGCCAGAGCTCATGTACGGTATACAGATCGAGTTAAACACGATTCCGAGAAAGAAGACAAACATCTTCTTACGGGATATCATGTTGTCGAAATAGAAGACCTATTCAACGAGTTTGGTAATCTTTCAGAAACACAACAAAGGGTTATTGATAAGATTATGAATGATTCCGGGACAGAGGTAACAGTCTGTTCTCTAAATCATGTATGCAATAAGAACTGTATTGGAATATGTCTATAGGGTATAAATAGTAAACTTAATAGAGAGAACACCAAATGATTAGTTTTCGGAAATGTATAACCTGTCCTGGTGAGTTGTCTATGAGGTTCTTAATATGGCGGGACACCGCTGCCACATTTGGATTTATATTAACATTACCACTTGCCTTATTAGCTCTAGGTTTACTATTCTTCTCTGAATACATCGACAATCTTTTTGATTTACATTATAATGATTCATTGGATAAATTCCTAGACGAGCCAGAAAACTATATAGAGGATAAAAATGATAACTGAACTTTTTGTGCTTATCTTCCTAATAATATTTATGTTTATCCCTACGTTGGTTGCACGAGTAAGACATATTAGGCACACGACTATTTGCTTCTGGATTAATTTGCTTTTAGGTTGGTCTATACTATTTTGGTTGCCTTTATTGGCGTGGACTTTCCTAACCACTGACATCGATACATATAAAGGGTTAGATACATGAGTGAACAGAAAAAGAATCTGCTAGAAAAATTAAAGGCATTGCCGATAGAAGATGTTCTTAAATATGAAAGTGCTGCGGTAACAGCTGGTAGAATTATCAACGTAATCGGTATTATTCTTTGTTTCTTAATGCTCGCTTTTCCCGGGCCACTTGTTTTCTTAATATGTATTCCTATAGTATTACTCATTGGTAATATGGGAGCAGGCATTGGCAATTCATTAGGTGAGATCAGGCGGCACCTCCTTGACCCGAAGAGAGTCGATAAATAGCAGATGCAATATCCATATCAAAATCTATTAATCTCCACCAATCAGAACACGATAGCACTAGATGCTAATGTGCAGATGGTAGTGAACGCGATTAACACAAATTCGGTGATTCCTTACGGTGATTATGGTGGTCCTAACGTCTACTACTTTCAAACTATAAACAATGGTCTAGCTAATCTAATCTATACAATGTTCGATAAGGAAACCAATCTAGGACTAGCAAGTTTCACAGTCCGATATGGTGCCGCATCGACTATACGTGATGTTATCCTTATGCCGTTTCCACGTAGTCAGATTGATTTGCAATATCTTATTCTCCCAAATATCCCAATTGTGAATACCGTTAACGGAACAGTTACTCCGTGAAATTATTTGAATTTGAAATACTGGAAGAGGGTGTAATTGCAGTATTAAATATAAAAGATATCTGTATACTAATTAACGAACATCTGCCAGATCAGGAAGAAGCACGTAACATTCCTCGAGCTCAGGTAAGAGAAGTTATTAAAAAGATTCCAGATTTTAGAAACAAGTTTGCACCATTAGATTCAAATACAAAGTTCTACATATGGTCTAAATCAAAAAAGATGGGCATAGGTCTACGTAAAAGAGATGACAAAGACGGTTATCAAAGAGTGGAAGTAATGACTGCTGTAAACAAAGATTACGATAGCGCAGAGGTTACGTTTTTCACAGGGTAAGTCTAGTTGACTTGACTCTTAAGAGAGTGTATACTGTACTTTTATAGAAAGTATTTTATGAGTCGAAATGTATCAGTAGATGTCGAGAGCGATGGACCTTGTCCTGGAATGCATTCAATGATTTGCTTTGGAGCAGTTATTGTTGAAGCAGGATTACAGCGTACATTCTACGCACAACTAAAACCAATTTCAGAGATTTATATTCCCGAAGCACTTGCTATTAGCGGATTCTCTCGTCCAGAGACATTAAAGTTTCCTGATCCACGAGATGCTATGCAAAACTTCGAGATATGGCTAAACAAGAACGTAAGTGGACGACCTATCCTGTGGTCGGACAATAATGGCTACGATGCAGCCTTCCTAAATTATTACTTTTGGCAACAACTCGGACGCAACCCGTTTGGGTGGTCATCTGCTAATATCGGATCCTTCTATAAGGGAATAGCAGGAGATACTATGTCAACCTTCAAGCACCTACGTGAAACAAAACATACCCATCATCCAGTTGATGATGCTAAAGGTAATGCAGAAGCCTTACTCAAAATGTTCGATATGATAAAGAAGAAATAATATGAATGAACGAATTAAAGAACTTGCCAAACAGGCAGTGGTTGTAAAAATGAGAAAGCAGCATGTCAATGGTGGACTACCTCCCCGGGCATATGAAAGTCTTGAATTTAGCAAGGAAAAATTCGCCGAGTTGATTGTCAAGGCATGTGCGGCATTTATTGATTCGCATGAACAGCTTGACAAATACGGCGAGCCTTACGAAATGGTGTACGGGAAAGATGTGTTAAAGCATTTCGGAATAAAAGAATGAACAGAAGAATTAAAGAGCTTGCAAGACAAGCAACTATATCTAGATTTAGTTCGGGTAATTCCGAAGCAGACGATGCCAGCATAGAAATGTTCGCTAAACTATTAATAGAAGAGTGCGCCAATGCTGCTGAACTTCACGCACGATCCTATTCAGATGGTGATGCAGGGTCTGGATGTTATGGTGCAGCAGCAGCAGTCAGGTGCGTTGGGAGAGATGATGAATGATTACGATAGAAGTAATCTAGACTTCCTTCTAAGCATTAACAAGGCTACTTTAAAAGATTGGTATAATAAAATGAGTAGTGATGATATTGATTATGCAAGCGAAATAATGACTCTATATAGTGCAGAATTAGCAATGAAGTCTGCCTTGCTCAATGATGATGTGGCTGATATAAGTGCAGCAAACAAAATACTAAAACAATTTAGATTATGAGTATGCATCTGTGCGGGCCAGCACTTACAACAACTTCCTATAAGAAGCGCGTCGAAAAGATTACAAAATCAAAGCAGGAAGAGTTTGAACGGGGCTGGCGTGATAGAAATCAACGTCTAAAAGATATGCATCTTCCTAAAGAAACATTTGAACAGTATATGGAGTTCGTGTATGGGCACAGCAAAAAAGAGAAGAGGCAAACGCCAATTCACTCAACGTTTTCGAAGACCCCTCCCGAAAAGATTACTAATGGCAAACGTGTCAAGACCGTGGGCAATGATTGCTTCAGCGGCCCGACGTCTACAAGGGAAGTGGACAATGATATTCCCTCGTTGGATGTCTGGGTCACAGGACCCTGTTCGTCTAAACCGTCGCCAACGTATACAGGGACGAATATCTTAGGTATAGCAGTTTTACATAAGAGCTGCCTGCAACCAGTATTCAGTAGTGAAGAAGCAACCGAAATAGCAAGGATGAGGAGATAAAATGGATTTACTACGCAGTGAAGATTTCGATAATACGGTTGTGCCTGATAAGTTTCTATACTTCGAAGTTATGGATAGAACACATATTCTGTGTAATCATATTGAGGTAGCGTTAGGAGATCATCCAGGATTGGATGAAGAACATTCAGCTATGGCATTACAGGCAAGTGAACTACTTGCTGAAATTTATCAATGGGCTGGACGCAAGATGGGTGAGGTAACTAAAGATGATTAGGATAGCACACCGTGGTAATTATAAAGGTCGTAATGAGTTAAAGGAAAACACAACTGCATATATAGAAGAGGCAATTGCTGCAGGGTATGACGTAGAGATTGATGTGTGGCTTATCAATCATAAATGGTATTTAGGTCATGATGTTCCGAGAGAAGAAATTGAATTATCCTTCTTAGAGCGTCCGCAAATATGGACTCATGCTAAAGATTTACAAGGATATGTAAGTCTTTACAATAACCCGAAAGTACATGTATTCTGGCACGATAAGGATGATTATGTATTCACATCGAAAGGGATTAAATGGGCTAATACCGGTATTCGAACACACGATGGTATAATGGTTATGCCCAATGATAGTAGAATTATTAAAGAAATTCAGGCAGGTTCACTAAACCCGTTAGGTATATGCTGTGACAACTTTTCAATTTTTAAAGGTGCTTAATGAGAATAGTTATAGATATAGACGGAGTGTTATGCGACGAATTTAATCCCGATGTTAATCTACGTAATCCGTACAATGATAGAATTTCCTATCTAAACAGTCTGTTTGAACAAGGGCACGAAATTATTATCTATACAAGTAGAGGTATGAAATCGTGTAATGATGATCCTATTGCGGCTGATAAGAAGTACAGAGAAATGACAACTAAGCAATTAAATAGTTGGGGATTACATTTTGATAGAATATACTTTGGAAAACCTAATGCTGATATTTATATCGACAATCACAATATGTTAATGGATGATTTCTTTGAAAAGGCTAAGCAAGCCGGGACCGACAGTAATTCTCAACCATAACCCGTCTCTGTAAGGTAATGTAGTATTCTTCTTTACGTGAATATTATTTTTATCTAATGCAGCAACTAACTCATCAGTTTGTTGCACGTGAATCCAATTACCCTGAGATGAGATAACATCGAGCTTTGCAGACTCAAATAGTTTGCAGAGCTTTTTTCTTTCTTGTATTGTTTTCTTACAATACTTTTCTATCTCGGTCTGGTTATCGAGTAGAAACATTGCATAGCGTTGCGAAGGTCCAGTAACCTCATACATAGGTCTAAGTTTAGAAATTAGATCGATGTTCCGTGAGTGAGAGATAAGATATCCTACTCTGCAACCGGCGGCACCGAATACCTTTGAGAAACTACGAGATATAATTAGATTATCGTATCGATTTATAAGATCTGTAATACTATCTTTATTCTCAACATAATCTATGTATGCTTCGTCAACAAGAACCCATCTACCAGAATCGTGCCTCAACATCTTAATTATATCCTCCCTTGTAAAGAAATAACCTGTTGGGTTAGATGGCCTAGAAATTACTATTAGGTTTCCATAAATAAACTCACTCACATCATATCCGAGATCTTGTGTAGGGTATACTTTATTTAGAGTTAAATTATTCTGTGCTGTATATACATCGTACATTGGGAAACAAGGCATAGTTGTTGTAATTACCTGATGTTCGGAGAAGCATTCAAACACATTGCTTATGCACTCAGCACTACCCGGCCCTAAATAGATATTAGATAGATATATATCATGATGTTCTGCTAGTTTAGTTTTAAGTAGATTGGTGTCGGGATATAATGCAAAGTCTTCCCATGTAAGAGTTTTAACAAACTTCTTGAATAGCTTAGGCGGCAACGATTGTGTCCATTCGGAATATCTTAGATCAGTACCTCCGGGGCGGGGCAATACATCCACTCGTTTTATATTACTTAACCATTGTTTCATATATACCTTTTTAATAGTGAAGATAACTCTTTATAGGAACATGTTAGACAATGATCGGTTGGTTCATCTGTTTTGCATCCCCACCTGATTGCTTTGAATTCCCTACTCTTGAATATCTCATCTAAACTACTTTCAAATATATTTCCTAAAGATTTGGCAGCGGTATTCATGCAACATACCTTTACATTACCTTCGACTGTGGAATAGAATCCTTCCTTAATCCACATACAATCGCTCCAAGTCCATGGAGCCTTACCTTTAATCCTGCCTTTATATTTGTCTAGGAAATTTAACTCAGCTTCAGTATAACCTGTTGTGGTGCCTTCATCTTCGTTCCAGTTCTGAACAAGATTAAGTCTCAATTCACCTAAATTGTATTCTTGTGCAAGTTCTTCAATAATAGGTATGTCATATACGATACCGGGTGATATAGTATAATTAACTACTACTTCGCAGTTATATCTATTTACATGTTGTAGGTCTTCTAAAAATTTAATTAGTCTATCCCACTTGGCTGGAGTACGCATACGTTCATAATTTTCGTGTGCCCCGTCGATACTTATATAGAGCATGTCGATATACTTCATAGAGTCTACCATATTCTGTGTTAGCAGATATTGTGCATTAGTAGCACTTATAAGTTTGGCATTGGGGAATATATTTTTGAATTTGCGTGTTATAGCAGAAAACTGTGGATGTAAGAACGGTTCGCCCATCCCCATCAGCTTTGCCTCTTGTATAGGTTGGTCCTCTAATTTCACCATTAATTGGCTAAAATTGTCTACGCTCATGTGTTTGAGCGGACCGATGACGTCTTGTCTATTGCACGTTACGCATCGTAGGTTACAATAGTTGGTAGTCTCAATGTATGCGTATTTTATCTTCATACGCTCTCAATTCCTCTGGCGTACCTAGTTGGTCGATATCACCTAATAATTTAATTGTAACTTTATGGCCGGGAGACATGTGATTGTAAACTGGTGCAACATAATATTCGCCATTTGTTGTGTCTTCATTGATAATCATTCTATCTACGCATTTCATAAAGTTATGAAAGCTCTTCCAATAATACATACCGCCGGTTGCAAACTGACTTATCTGTTTCTTCTCTGCAACTTCAACAACATATCCTTCTGTATCTAATCTAGCATATGACCACTTAGGTCCTGTGCCGTAGAAACACCAAATTGCGCCATCTACTCCGGATTCTCTAGCAGATTCTACGCTATCACTATTATATGTGAATAGTTGATCACTGTTAACAATTAATACATCTTCGTCGTGCTTAATGATCCTTTCAGCCAGGTATACACTAAGGGCGGCGCCCTTCAGGGTATATGGGAGTTCTACAATATCAAATTTTAAATCCGGGAAGATACCCTTCATGTTGTAGGCACCCATATGCTCTTTCTTACATATAAAGATATATTCGTGTTGCGGAAGATTAAGTGACTCAACTACACGTCGAATCATAGGTTTACCATTTACGTTGATAAAAGGTTTAGGATCAGTATATCCTTGTTCAGTAAATCTACTACCAAGACCTGCCATCGGAATAATAATCTTCATTAGAACATTTGCACCTTATATTTATTTTGAAATTTTATAGCATCAGCCCATGTATCAACAAGCGGTTCGCCTTTGATATTAAGACTTGTGTTTAATAGGATAGGGCATCCTGTTCTTCTATAGAACTCTTCGAGTACAAGATACATCGTTCTGTTTTGATCTATATTCAGTGTCTGCACTCTTGAGGTTCCATCTACGTGGCAGATTGCAGGATACAAATCGGGTCGTAAACACCTGGCCGTATATTGCATGTAGGGAGATGTTTTCACAGGCATATCAAAATATTCATGTGCTACATGCTCTAACACCATAGGCGCAAATGGCCGGAAGCGTTGCCGCTTCTTAATATCATTTACCTTGTCCTTAATACTATCGCCACGCGGATCTGCAAGGAGTGAGCGATTACCTAATGCTCGTGGCCCATATTCTGCTCTCCCTGTTGCCATACCGATAATATTACCCTTTACAAGAGCATCGACTGTAGCCTTTACATCAAACAATCTCTTAATCTTAGTACCTAAGAATGGACCTGCCCATATTGCTTTTTGTTTGGTATGTGCAAGAATTGCACCCAGTGAACTTCCTGCATCACCCGGATTAGGCATAATCCAAATATCATCAAATAGATTTTGTCTTGCAATCTTTTCATTAGCAACACAATTCAACGCACAGCCGCCCATTAATACTAAATTCTTAGATGGAATATTTTCACTGGCCCAGCGTGTAATATCACACATGAATTCTTCAGTAATCTTCTGAATGCTTGCTGCAAGATTCATATAATCTTGTTCAGATTGAATTTCTGGGTGCCACCAACGCATGCCTCGATGTAGATTCTCTTTTAATACAAAATCAGGGGCCCGGCAGTCCTTCATAAAGTCTTTCTTTAGATCATCATAGTAGATTGGTTGTCCGTATGCGGCCATACCCATAAGAATATACTCTTCTTCGTTTGCCTTTAGCCCGATACGGTCAGTAACAGCAGAATACATTAATCCTAAAGAGCTAGGATAACGAGATGAGTTTACTTTCCTCATTTCGTTTCCTTTAGCATGCCAAATAGAAATAGTATCCCACTCACCGATAGCATCTACGACTATAACCGCAGCGTCATCGAATGGCGAAGTAAAGTAGCCAGCGGCGGCATGAGACTCGTGGTGAGATTTATATGTAATAGGTACATTACCTAACCCGACTGATTTCAAGTATGCAGCAGGAGATATAGACTTAACTTCATTCCATTGTTTCGCATATGCTTGTCGCGTCTTCTTTACATAAGGTCTTTCAAACCAAATAAACTCAGATGGTGTTCCGAATTTTGCAGCAGCCTCGATTAGACCCTTATCTAAATATGGATCATTCTTAACTCTCGAATACCTTTCAGAGTGCCCTGCAAATAGGATTTCATTACCAGACATCACCGTAATAGATGCATCATGGTTGAGAGCACAGATTCCCCAAATTATATTCATTTGTAAATAAACGGATCTCGTTTTTTAATTTCTGCTAACTTCTTCTTATATCTTTTTTCGGTGCGACGTTTCGCAAGTAATCTTGTTAACCAGTTATCGCTTATCCATTTTTTAATCCAGTTCATATTAGTCCTTTGTATATGTATCGAAGATGTCAAACATCTCTTTCTTAAGTTGTGAGTTGAATAACTCCGAATCAATAGATTTAATTAATTTCTTATATTCGGGTGTATGAAACATGTAATGTCCGGCTACAATAACAGCCATATTATTATCATGTAGATCTGCCGGCATCCATCTGGCCCAGAGATTTGATTTATAAACAGCGTTTGCAAAATCAATCCACTCTACACTATTCTTAGATAGATCCTGTAAAATTCTTGTTTGAACTGTTCCTAATTGCGGTGCAATATTCAGTGCATCGACTCCTGCACTTCGCAATTTAACTTCTTCTTTTGTAAGATAGTCTGCATTATGTTCTTTGAATAGGAACCCTGCTTCGTGAATCCGTTGTGCTATTGGCGTATTGAAATTAACATCAAATGATCCCATCTGCTTATGTTGTGTAAAGCTTCCCGTCTGTGTGACAAAGAATACAATATTACCTGCATATTGTGTAATGAAATCTAATTGTTCACTAATATGAGATAAGCTATTATCTAAGTTTTTACCTGTATTATTTTCGCTGCCGAACTCCATCATAATATTTGGACTAAGATCTAATGTAAACTCGATTAGTTCCTTAGCGTATACAAATTGATTGTCGGCTATCTTTGATACGTCGATATGTATGAGGTCAAATCCTGCCTCAATATCTTCTGTTATAGTCTTTTTACATTCATCCATAGCTGCGGCCAATGACAGGCCTTTATCAGAGTCGCTAAAATAAGGTCCGCAATGATCTCGACAAATAAGAATACCAGGATTAAGAATTAGGTTAGTTAATTCTTTAGAGGTACATACATAACCATGATTATAGTCAACTTGATTGCGTGATGCCACTACCATTAATTTATTAGTCTCTCCGTATTCATTAATAGACTCAATGATTTCGTGACTCATGGGTCCGACGCCTAATTTATAATTTTTCATAATATTATACTTTCCGGATGTTTTAGATGATACTATTCTATAGATTTTTTTCTAATAGCTTCTTCTGTAAATTCTGGTAGATCTTTGCAATTCGATCTTACTATAGCCATTTCCCACTCATTGGGTATTAATCTTACTTCAATTTTATTAGTGGTATAGAAAGAACCTAGTAACGATTCCATACCATAATTTGGATTATTGTCTGGAAATTCTAAGAATTTCTCTATGGTTAGCTGATTGGCTATCCATATACAATCCATAGCCCAGGGAAGATTATTAACATCATTCATTAATAATCCTGTCCCATAAGAAACATTATTTGGAATAGGCTCTTTAAATATTTCTGTTATACCACTTATCATTGAATCAACTACCCATAAATCTGGTCTAATTATTATAACATATTCGTAATCTATACCAGAATCAATCATCATATTGATTCCTGCCTTTATAAGAAATACAAACCTATTTAATGTTGGTCCGCTTATTTCTGTGAAGGTTTTGCAATCTTTTAACCCGATTATTTTTCTTATTCTTTCTGTAGTTACTTCTTCTATATCAGTTGCAGGTGTCCATTCTCCGTCGTATAATTCTTCATACGTTGTATTCCATGTGGACATATACATGTCGTATTCCATACCGGGTGGCATAAATTTCCACGACTTGACAGCAGTTTCGAATTCTCTATATTGCCCACATATTAGTACGGCAACTTTCTTTACTGAATTAAGTTCTACTGCATTTTCTGGATGTTTTAAGTTCCACCATTCCTTTGTTTTCTTTCTAATAGCGGCCTCTGTGAATCTCGGTAAATCTCTACTATTAGATCTTACACCCAACAATTCATACATACCCGGTATAGGTACAGCTCGGAGATTTTCAGCCACATAAAAGTCTCCGAACATACGCTCTGAACCAAAATCATCATCCGGCCTTAATGATAATTTTGTAAACTTTTTCATCGTCTTATAATTGCCTATTAAAAAACAATCTATTACCCAAGGTCCGTAAAATGGTTCGTTGAAATTTAACTCGCTTGGCCCATATACAACATCATCTGGTAAAAAATCAGCCAATAAGATTTGATCAAATCTTATTCCATTTGTTAACCACATATCAGTACGAATTATCATAACATAGTCATATTCTATATTAGAATCTATCATTAACTGTAAACCAGTTTTTATATGGTATTCAAATTTATGTATGGTATTGATCCGTGGGACTGGTTCTGTGCTAAGTTTATAATCTTTGATGTTAGGTACTGTCTTTAATATGCGATCGATAGTAATTGTCTCAATAGGACCCGCTGGTGTATTAAACGTATCATACAACTCCTCGTATGACGTATCCCATGTCGACAAATAGATATCAACGTCTAATGGAAGATTTAGAAACTTCCATGACCTAAATGCGATATCGAATTCTCGATACTGACCACAAATTACTACAGCAACTTTCTTCATCTGTTAATAATAGATTGTAATATAAGCACAGCATCTAATACTGCACCAGATCCTGCATCACTTTCTGTCACATAATCGGCTGAAGCAATCGCTTCTCTTCTTGCACTCTTTGGTGCTATACCTACAGCTACTCTAGCCAATATAGGTGCATCATGAATCCCGTCACCGATATATGCAACTTCTTCTAGATTATATTGTTTTTCAATCCATCCTAATCTATCACCTTCGGTAACAAGGTGAACATTTGAATTTGTGAATCCCCAATCCTTAATTAATCTAGCACAGGTTATTTCCCATCCATTAGCATCGGCTGTAATGAAATCAATAGTCAGTCCTAATTTCTGAGCAATCTTTATACCGTCTTTATCGTGCGGTCCAAATGCTTTAAATATCTTTCCTTCTGCACTATAGAAAAAGTGCCCTGTATTAAGGACACCATCAACATCCATTACCAAGTGTTTAATCATATACTATTCACATCTTCTATTGTAATTAATTTTTTTGTATAGATTCCGAATTGTCTGATAAACTGACGCTTGTAGAACTCCATACCGCCTACGTATTTAACATTTGCCGCCGCGGCCTGTTGTTCTAACTGGTTTGGCTTAATTGCAAGATCGATTATTAATTTCACTGGCGGTAATATATTAAAAGGGGAATCTTGTGCCGCTGTACCATATGAGGTACAGTTGATGACAACATCATCTGCCCTATATCTATATTCCCAGTTTCCTAATCTTCTTGAATATACAAGTGCTCTATCATCTAGTATTTTCTTAAACATAGATCCCATTGCGCCATCGCCTAGAATACTTACTTTAGAGTTTTCCGGTAGCTGTTGAAGTACATGATATGCACCAAAGTAATCTGTATTGTATCCGTGTAGACCATCGCGTTCTTTATATACTGTATTGCAGCTATCAAATCGAGAAACTGTATTTTCTACAAAGTCTATTTGTTTTATAACATCTGTCTTGAATGGCATGCTAATACTGAAACCTGCAGCATCACATTCTTTCATTTGTTTAACTCCATCTGCAATATTATCACAGGCTAAAGCAGTATAGGTATATGGCATATCAAATTTCTTAAACATAGAGTTAAAGAAATGTTCTCCTGTCTTACCCGGATATCTACTTAGACTATAAAACTCTTTCATAGATTCTTTACGAAATATTCGTCCCAATAATAATCACATATCTTGTTATGCATATCCACGCCGAAATGCTCACCATCTCTTGCTGTAGTTGTATTAAACTTTTCTATAGCAGGAAAGTTTACATAATTAAAATCGGGGCAATTTCTTTTTATAAATGCAGTTTCGTTTTCGGTTTCGGTACCCGGCATCTTCCAGGACGAATATATTACTGAGGCATTCGTTCTTCTTCTTATAGAATCTATCAGCATTAAATCAACACCTGTTCTATAGTATGAGAAATTTCTATCCATGAATAAACTGTTAACTGCATCATTATCGGTGGCAATTCCTATCGGATTATACCATGTTTTAATCTTGCCATCACCGTATAGATATTCTCTCCTTTGAAAGGGAGGGCATAGCATTACTATATATTTTAAGTCGACAGCAAATTTTCTATCAAACCAATATAGGCCATTGGCCATTGCATCTATAGATGCGCCCGATAATGCAGTATTCCAATACGGTATATTCTTACCTGTATGTACTTTAATTCTTTCTAATAATAAATTAGCCCAAATATGATTTATAGGTAATCCCGTACCTTCTGTGAAACTACAGCCCATAAATAAAATAGGTAATTCAGATGATAGGTTGAAGTCATCACATCGAAATCCGTCTATATTATATTTGTAACTAATATCATGTAACCCGTAGGGATTGGGGCCTGCTAGAGTTGATTCTTTATAGTTCTCTATAACATCGTAGTCTGCCCATTCAACATTATGCATTGATCTGAGCGTAATGAGATGAGAGTAATAATTGTCTATATCTGAAAACATTATAGTTGTGAAAAGAAGAGTTGTGCCAATGCGATTAAAAATTTATCAAATGGCGCTTCATGTAAAGGAGACATATTAAGATATATAATAGGCACAAGTGTTTTTACTTTGTCCCAGTCATGTCCTCTTGCCAATACCCACTCGTGAAGCTGAGTAACATACAAGTTTATATTGTCTACCATGGGGTAATCGATGATAACTTGATCACTGAGTTCTCTGTATGTAAACTTATCCTCTTTTACTGCTTTATAGCTCAAATACAATCCGCCGAGCATCTTAGATAGATCATAATACATATCACCGTACTGATCTCCTGCGAAATCTGTTCTCCAATCTATTGCTGTAAATTTTCCGTCATTGTATATGATGTTATCAAACTGCATATCACCGTGTGTAAAGCACCAGTTTGTCTCTGATGCAAGCCAAGCAAAGTCAATGTCGGCAAGATACTCATCTATTGATTTTACGTCACGACCATTAACTACCGGAAATTCTACCCATGTGCTATACTTTATTCTAAATTTTCCTAAACGATCGAGTGTTTTCTTACGATAAAAATCATCAGCATAAGCAACAGTATCTCCAAATGTCTCTGCATGAATCCAGAGATTCTCTTCAGCCCATCCCATGAATTTAGAAAATATTTCAGGCGTCAAACAGGTGTACATTGTTTTGCCTTCTGTATAGTCATAGATAAGGAAGTTATTATGTTTCTCAACATTGGTGGGCATACAACCAGGATTTAATAAGGCACGATTATATCTAAGAGTTGATAATTTTTCATTTGTTGTATACTTAATAATCTTACCATTATCACAATAAAATAATTCATCGGGCTTCGGAAAACTTATCTCGGGCAGACCTTCACTCAACGTTTGCCATTTTTCATATGTACCGAAATCTTGCCATTCTTCAACTGTATATGCTTTTAAATTAAGCGCAGGTTTGAATCCTTCATACGTTTCTTTTGCATTAGCATCAATCAGGTACTGAATATATTCCTTATCCTTGACATACATGAGACCAATGAATGCATCAACCGCACTAGCCGATTTTACTTTGTTCTTGATATCAACTATATCGTTTCCGTTTCTTTGAGCCCAACAATAATCCTGTGATACACTACTATCAACAGGATGCACAGCAATCCAATTATGATCTAGCTTATCTTCGAAATTAAATTCAAATAATGTGTCGCATGTAATCCATAAAAAACTACCTGGTAGATGATCTGAACAGTACCTAATTGTGGTGGCAGGACCTGTATTACCTTCGTCGAATTCTGGAATATCCACGTAAACGATATTTTTCTCAGAATGCACATTTGAGACGTAATCTTTAACCTGTTGCCCCATGTTGCCACACGCAATAACAAATCTTGTATTAGAGCTAAATTTGCCCATAATGTGACTAATTAGTGGCTTGTTATCGTACGGTATAAGACTCTTGTTTACCATGCGCGAGAACGGTCCCATACGTCGGCCGTAACCAGCTGCAAGTATAAGGACTGTTAGATTATTTAAATGATTCATATATTTTCTTTGCAAATTCTTTATGAGATATCACGCCGGGGTGATATCCGTCTGATCCGAAATCCGATACTACGAAAGATAGAAAATCGTCATATGAATAGTCTGACCAGTTTATATTTTTATTAGACACCCAGTTTTCTATCTTCCCCATTCGATATTCTATTCCAACACTCTTTAATAATAGAGTGGCATGATTGATATATTCTCTACTTCTAAATTCTAGATCGTGCATAGAATGCACTTTAAAAAAAGTATCATCTTTATCGATATGTAATAGAACCGATGTTCTTATACACCCGGTGGCTTCATGATAGTCGAATAGAATTTCTCTGTTAGCATATGACCAGCATATTACACATAGGTCACCTGGTAAGAATTTAAAATTCATTATATTTAATAAGATCTCATGATTGGAGTTACCACCGGATGCCTTATTAATTATTTCAGGAATATTTAGATATTCTGCAAGATGATTTGACCAGGCAAGATTACTAAGTATACCTTGCTCACCGGGTTCGGGTTCCCATCCAGGAAGAAATTGGCCAACAGTATGACTACACCCGAATACTACTAATCTATTGAAGATGGTAGAATTATTTGTGTTCTGCATCGATTCTACCATTCTGCCTATTTGTATCATCTAATAGTCGCATGACATCATCTAATTCTGCTGTACTTGTTTCCATGAAGGTTAGATCTGTGGTTGCTACCACTCTATGTAAGTGGCCAGGCGATATATCGAAAATTACATCTGGGGATAAAGGTACCGATCTCAAACTATCAATGTGATCTTTTATTTCTTCTGCTGACATATTTCCATTAACATATAAATCTACATTAAAGAACTTATCTGATAGAAGAAGTATGCCTGTACCGCTTATAACATAGCTTGTTTCATATTTGTGCTTATGAACTTGAAGGCTTGTTTGGTTACCTGCATTGAATAATATCTTTTTATTTGCGTATGGTGTTCTTACACCATCTGCAATCCATAATTCGTGACCCCACGGTTTTTTTACGAATTTCGGTTGAATGAGTTGTATAATTGTCATGATGTATCTCCGTACTATTTATATGTATATTTAATCTGTATTTCGTAAATGTGTTACAGAAATATGGTTGTTGAATTGATATTTTCTAAGATATCTTTCTTAATCTCATTTGAGAATGGTCCAGCTTGAAGTAATACAATAGGATTCTTTATACCCCTAAGCACCTTAGGAGATTCTGCATAGAGTGTAGTTCCGTATAGTCTTTTACCTTGTTTTGATACATCGTTATCTAACAAGGATACTATCTTCGTAATATCTAATCCAAAATTTATTAAATATTGGGAAAATACATGAGCGCCAAATTGGTAGACAGGACTATTTGATATAGAAATTTGCTGATTAAGTTTATCAACAAGAGCTGTATAATGATCTATATATTCTGAAAATAATATTTTATTCGTTTCATAGATGCCGACGGGCATCTGTATAGGTGTAACTGTTGTATCTTTAATTACAGAATAGAATATGCTATGATCTTCTGTGTAGTAGGTTTTATCTACTATTCTAAATTTATATTTCGCTAATAAGAATTCTGCATGTTCATCACCGAGATAGAATGTATGTTCAAAGTTCATGAAGTTTAGATACTTTCTTTCTAACATTCCTTTCATGTTTGGGATAGAGAATACTAACTTCTTACCATCATCTATCAGTGTTGATAGCAAGGATATAAATTCATCGGGATTATACATATGCTCAAATACATGAGAATGAACAACAGTATCGAAATACTTATTAAACTTAAAGTCCCTGTCAAAATATCCTTTGATAAACGTAGCCGTGCAATTTTCAGTTGGCGAAGGATTAGGTTCTAAGATTGTCCAGGGAATCTTATCATATGTATATTCTTTTGATAGAATACCGTGGGCACCTCCTATTTCAAATATAGCCTGTGGCTTTTGTTTACTCAGGAATAATGCTAACTCTGAATGATGATCTTTCCATACCTTTCCTGTGGTACCAGAGTTATGTTCATGCTGGTAAACAATATCTAATGGTAGTACCGGATTAACCTGTAGCATACCATCAATCTTATTGATATAGATATTCATATCTGCTCTTAAATCGTCGTCGATGCTCTTTTCAGTAGTTCCCATAAAAACCGGAAAATCTTTAAAGGTATATAGATGTTCAATTTCAGGTTGCTGGTTAGAATCTATATTAATTATTCTAGGAATTTTTTTTATATCCACGAATTTTCCTTTAGTTTAGTTAAAACAGAATCAAATACAACACGTTGCCCGACAGCAGAAGTATGCAGACTTGGTAGATCGTCCGGATAATTATTACTTAATTCTCCCCACGAGACATATACTAGATTAGTTGGATCCATAAATTTGCTATATTCTTTAACATCATCTATTAGCATTAGGTGTCTTATCCCAGCCCTTTTCAGTAACTGATGTGCCATTGTTAGAACACCTATACATTGTATACGATCTATTCTTGGATCATGTATGCTTGCAGCAAAATCGTATAATATCTTTGTTCTTTCTTTAGGTTCATCTTTGAATCTTCTGTAATACCCTGATTCTCTATTCTTAGACGCAAAATTCTCCCAATAATCGATTACACCCATATAATTTTCAGTAAACATTTCACCTGTATATTCTGGATCATCCTTCATCGGATTGTCTAGTAGGGTGATATAACTGGCCGGGCCATACGGAGGATACTGATGATAATTTACGACAGTATTTGTTATTTCTGCATTCTTATGTTCAAAGTCGACTGGAAACCAATTTACTCTATCATAGCTTGTATTTGATACTAGGACTAAATCTGTTTTATTTTTTAATTTATCTACAGCATATTTTGCCTGCAGATATATACTAAAATTGGTACTAGAACCTTTTGCCAAATTAATTACGGGTTTATTTAGTTCTTTACCTAATAATGCACCATACGGTTCGTTCTTTAAATCGCGACACCCTATTCCGACATTAAAACTATCACCACAAACTACTATTGCTTTTTCCATATTTTGTTATCCCATTTATTTTTTTCTTCTGCTAAATCATTAATGCTATACCCGTGTCTTAATTGACCATTTTCAAACATATGATCAGTCGTATCGTCTCTTAATACTATGTTCTGTATTACATCAATGAGTTTATTATCTAATTTTATTTTCTTATCTATCAGGAATTGACCGAATAGACTATGTATTTCTGTATAACTATGTTCCACCGCATATTCGTACAATGTACTTAAGACACCAAATGTTTGCATGTTGCAATACAGGAATAGATCACTAGCGTGCGGACTACCATTCTTTGTGTATATAAATGATGTAGAAGATATATAATTATCTTCTAGTATTATATCATCTAATTTGGATACGGGCTGAACAAATTGTGTATATAGATCGGGCCGTATAAGTAATATCTTATCGTAATTCTCTAATTGATAAGATTGAATTAGATGATATGCGTATCTCCACTTCCATATCATCTCTATGGTAGGATGAAGATATAATTTAGGATGAGACTCTTTTATTTCATCTGCCGTACATATATTAATAGATTTAAATTCGACAGAAGAATTATTAAGGTTATATGCTAAAGAATCTACGGCATATCCTACTAATTCTCTGCCTTGCGACTTATAGATACCTCTATCTATTACCAAATGGAAATCACCCGGGAGACTTCTCCAGCTACTAGATGCATTAATCATATTACGCATCACACCCGATACTATTATAGCGGTTGACATCTTGTTATAAATTCGTACATTATGTTAGCTACAGCTACATGGCAGATTGGATTAAAATGCCAATCTCCGCCCGGATACTTATTTCTTGTAGGATCTTGCCAATATTCCATATGTTGATCCATCCAGTCTTTCCAGTTATAAAATCCGTCTGCCGGTATTAAGTTTTTAACTTCACCGACATATCTTGTGGGTTCTACTGCCCATGTATATACCTTATATCCTAGATATTGTAAGGTTTTAATTTTATGACACCATCTAGATTCATTATATAAGGTTATTTCATCCCATGATTTAAATCTATCTACAAGATTGTGTTGACATGCGGGATCGATAAATTCTTCAATGGTTGATCTACTAAAATAGCTAGGAGAAATAATAATAATATCATCCTTTGACCAACTTATTATATCTTCATCTATTCGATCATTTATGTAATTCCACCCTCGGCCAGCGCAGCTCTTAGAGATACAATTTATCCCTAATCTCTCTGCTAAATGTGTCCCCCAGAAATCTACTCCATGGAAATCTCGAGTAAGATCTTCATTGATGGTTGCGATTCCGTCTGGCACTAATCCAAAAGGTTCACTGAAACTACATCCGTATACGTATAAATTGTTCATGGTTTATAATATAATGCATCTATGTCGAAACATGTATCATACTCTTCTACTGGGTGATAACCATATGTTTCTGGTCTGTAAATAGTATATCCCCTCGCTTTCATATTTTTTATATTAACCCTAGAATGCTTTAGGTATTCAAAAAATCTCATATCTAATAATGTATTATCATAGAAAAATAAAGATGCACGACTCATTATTTTAGGAGATGCTATCCAATATAATTCATCTATCCTAATTACTTCGTTGTCGACAACTTCGCAATTATCGGAATAGAAAGAGTTCTTATCTTCTATAAAGTTAACGATCTCTGTATTTAGTCTCCGGGCTGGCGGAAAAATAGTATCTAATCTAAGTCTAATACACACATCGTAGTCAATGCCTGTAGCTATTTCGTAGTCTGTCATTAATCTTATACTTTTATAGAATGAATAATACAGTGGTGATATTCCGTGCTTAAGACCGCCAGCAAGTTCTTTTTCGATCTCGTAAGATTTTATATTGTATATCTTAGAAAGATATTCTAGATGTTTATCAGTTATTGTTTCTTGAATAACGATATTCTGTCCTAGATGTTGTTTTTCATCTAGCCAAGGTCGATATCCGTCTGTATCCCATGTATGAACAAAGACATCTATATCAGGTAATAATTCACCGAAGTATCTTTTTAGGTTCACAGACGAAGCATAAGGCGCCCTAAAGTGTCCGCTAAAGCATACAGCAATCTTCATTGATATAGTCCTTTACCACAGGGACCTACCCATTCTTTAATTATCGAATCATATGACTTACCCTGACTATGCAAATACTTCTGATAATACCTGTACACGATAAACTCTTTAGAAGCTATGTCGCATGGAAGAATATTATTCTCTATTAGATATCGATAATGTAATTCTTGAGTATCTGTGGTATCGAAAAAAGAAGGGTCCCAATTAATAAAATTAGTAGAAATATCTATAATATCTGATCTACCTGTGAAACATATATTCTCAAATAGATTAATTGGTGTTTTATCCCATCGTAATCCGTATATATGATTAGAGTTTAAATCCATAGATTTTAGATCATCACCGAGGTGTTTATCTGAACTGAAGATTAAATCTGGCCGCGTAGCGATTACAACATCATAGGTAAAATTATTCTCTCGTTCGTATTCTTGTTTTAACGCATTTACTTCATGCATACTGTAATACAAGGCGGGTGGTCCAGGCCTTGTCAGAGATTGAATATATGTTTCTTGATTATCTATTTTAAACTTTTTAGGTTTATATATGTCTAGAAATTTATCTATTTTACCTACAGGCATCGTAAGATGAGCCGATATCATATTTCCTACAGATGGTTCGGTAACATCAAAGATATTAGGTAACATCAGATTTTCATTTAATTCACAGTAAGAAATAGTTTCTTTATCCCATGTATGTATAAAGAAATCTATATCAGGTAATAAATCACCTAAGTAATTTAATATATTAGGTGCAGCGTCGATACCGGTTCTTATCTGGGCACTAAGGCATACAGCAATCTTCATCAGTGTAGTATCCTAAAAAGTTTTCGATCAATTTCGTGACATGCGTCAAACTCAGTTAAGGGATCCAACATTAGTGCTTCTGTTCTATAGATGGTATAAGGCCCTCCTACCATGTCTTTAACCTGTATATTAGATAGTTTTATATAATCGAAAAAATGCATATTCAACAACATATTATCGAAAAAATATAGACTTAGTCTTCTCATTATATCAGGAGATGATAGCCAGAATATATCATCTATCATAATAGGTTTACAATACTTCAAAGTACAATTATCAGAGTAGAAAGACTTTTTATCCAGTACAAAACGGATGACTTCTTCTGCTAAATGTCTCTTCTTAGGAAAAATAATATCGGGTCTAAGTTTAATACATACATCGTACTTTGTTCCAGTTGCTATTTCATAGTCTGTCATTAATCTTACACTGTTATAAAATGAATAGAACCGGGGCGTTGCTGGTGAGTTAAATCTCTCTATAATTAACTCATTATTATCTATTTCAAATCCCTTGACATTATACACCTTAGAGAGTTCCTGTAATTCTCGGCTGGTTACTTCTATAGGTGGCCGATTGTGATCCTCTATGTCTAGGTTGGTTTCGTACACCGCATCCACACTTAGATCCCATGTATGTATAAACACATCTATACAAGGTGATAGTTCACCGAAGTATCTTATTAAATTAGGTGCTGCCGCAAGAGCTGTCCTAAGATGGCCGTTGAAGCATATAGCTATTTTCACTGAACTATACCTCTTTGTTTTAATTGAGTTAGAATATATTCTGCCCATAAATCATGTGCTAATGCTAGTGGATGTTTATCCGGGCCGCGTGGAAAGGCGTTCCGGTGAACAAATGAGTGCATCGAACCTCTATTATGATGCATCATATTAGGATGACTATTTTGCCATGCTAATTCCTTCTTGAAAACTTCGTCTACATTTAATATGTACTTTCCGCTACCTGCTTCCCACCAGGCAGTTAATGCATTGAAGAACAGGTACTTTATATTAAGACTCGATAGCAGACTCGATAGCAGATATATTTGTTGAAAATATTGGTATAATTGTGCGTATTCAGTATCAATACTTGTTATGTAATTTTTCTGAAACTGATCTATACTATTTGCAAAGTCTTTATCTTTCGAAAATTCTCTGTGTATTGATTTGCTAAACTGAGTGCTAGAATTAAACTGGACCCAGTCTGCATATCCTTGTCCATTATCTAAATATAATTCCTGCCTATCAGATATTGTCCAACCGATAACAAGAAGAAGATTTTCTCTAGCAGGAATAGGATAGTTTTTAATAAATTCACATGTCTGTCTTAATATTCTAGAATTACTGCCGCCACCAACTGATTGATCTATTAAGGTAGGTATAGCAAGTTTCTCTGATAATTTTCCTGGCCAATTAAATTTACACCAGTAATCATTGACATGACCTGCAGGTTTATTATTTTTATCTATTAGAACCCACTTATCCACTGGACTATGTCTTAGTTCATGTTCTATTAAGTAATCCTGATATGCCATGTCGCACTCTAATTCATTACCTGATGTCCAGCTGCACCCGTTTGTATACAAGGTATCGATCATATTATATTATTGTCTCTTATATAAGTTGCTAATTCCTGTGCCCATGCCTTGTGTGCTTCCGGACTAGGATGCCATCCTGTAAATACAGGATTTATATTTCTATCAGGATTTTCTATAAATGACTTGAATGTGTTATTAGGTATATCTTTCTTATAAAATCTAATAGGATCCACTGTATCCCACAATGCCTTATAATCTAGTACGGCATTATATTTTGTCAAACCGTCTCTTGTAGAGTTGAAATGATACGGGTGCTTCATTGTTTCTTTTATAGAATCAAGTTCTGCAGCGATATCTAAATCTTTCCAATCGGATATTGTTTTCTTTGGTGTTTGATAAAAACTGTTGAAACACATCCATTTTATGTTATGTGCCTTACAAAAATTCTGAAGATATATAACATTACGCACATATCTCGGTATATACTCTTCAGCATTCCAGAGATAGGTTACATATGTTTTCCAAATTTCTTCTTGTGCAGGAACATCAAAATTAGGAACCTGTGGCCATAGTCTAAACGGTCGAGATAGATTATCGTCTTTATACCAGAATGAATTTCGCTCTGGACTACTCCATCCTATAACTACTAATAGATTATCAGTGGATATACCTCTTGCTATATAAGTATTAGTTATAAAATCAACTGTCCGATTTAAAATGGTTGCATTATCATCTGCTGGCCAGGATAGATTAATTACTTCTGCATCTAATAGATTAGATAGATGCGTAGGAAATATTTTTGGTATGCGATACCAATCATTCTCTGGTAGAAAATCATAGGCACCCGGGTGTGTATCAGCTGAATATTTCTTAGCTAATTCCGGGTCTGCAATCTCACAACCGAATACCCAACTATCTCCATCGCAGATGATCTGCAACCTAGATGTACCAATCAAACCATTTTTTTCTAATTTCGTCATAATCTTTAATTCCATCTAAGTTTAATTCAGCGGCAGTCGACCTAACTATTGCGTAGTCAAAGGTATGATGTCGTTCTGGATGTATTCCTAACCTTATCATATGATTATATAATAAACATCCGGGTCCGTAGTACATTGAAGGATCTACATCATTGGTTTCTAATCCCTTTTGTAATTTCTCTGGTGAATGCAGTATTTTATACGTATGATATAAATCAGCCACTAAATCCATAGTAGGACTATCACCATAAAACACGACATCATCGAAGTTGTTATAATTAAATTCTAATGGCATTAAACTAACATGTGGAGAATAACACATTTTGGTAGTCATTAGATCTAATGGAATTTTATGTCTCGGATTATAAACAGTATCGAACCTGCTTTTAACAACCATATCATATTGAAAATTATTTTCTAATTCGTACTCTCTTTTTAGCATTACGCTTCTTGCATGACTATAGAACATAGAATCCCATGCTCTTTTAAACCTAGGCTGCTCCCACGGTTCTTGAATCATTCCCTTAGGATTATATGCCGCATATACATCACTCTTATCACTATGTGGTTCAATCTTAAAATGTACATGTTCCATCTTATAATATCGCCATGTATTAGTATCCCACGTATGTATAAAGTAATCTGTCGTAATAGGCAGATTTTGATTTCCATTTATATATCTTTGAGATTCTGGAAACTCGAAAAATTGCTTTATATTCGCCACCGCTGTTCTCCAGTGTCTAAGTTCTCCACTAAGACACACAGCAATCCGAAACGTGTTTGATCTCGGGAAGAGATCTTCTAAGTTAGATGAGTTCATGATTACCTAATCCTCCTGTGAGTCCAGCTTCAATTTTTTTATCTAGATAACTCGCTTCTCTAAATATTTTCGGATCTACTAATATAGGACTTATAGTCATATTCAACATTTTTGCATAGAAATAAAGAGTATGTTCGGTACCGACAGATGAATGAGGGAAACTCTTCTTTCCAATAACAGGATACCATCTATAGAAATCACATATTCTATCAAATGTTACGCTGTCGGAATACCAAAAAACATCTCCCAATCTTACATAAGGAAATGTGTGTTCATCATGAGAAGTATGACACGAATAAAGAGTATTATATTCTGGCATCTCAAGATCGTGTCCTAGAAGACATCCTAATTGACCTTCATCGAAGAAAAGATCATATCTCATACGTAAACACATATCATACTTAAATCCGTGTTCAAATTCATATTTTTTCTTAAGGTGGGCACTACGCATTATAGCATAGAATTGACTAGATGCCCACGGAATTACACTTGCACCGTGCTGCATGATTTGATTTCTATTTCTGTTTAGTGTCTGATAAACAGATGATAAACTAGCAGTTTCATTTTCAAATATAAAATCTTTCGGTTGCATTACATTCACTAGTCTCTTCTTCTCTTCTTCAGATATAGCAACACCTGTATAATGTAGAAAATTTACAGGTTTGTTGATCACAACTACGTGTGATGATGTATTAAAGTCCCATGCTTGACAAAAGATATCTACTTCTGCATTAAATTTCTCTTCTATTTTATGGAAGAGTAAATCCCATGTATCACTACACTTCTCCCAGGTACGTGGTTGCCCACTAAAACATATTGCTATTCTTTTCATAATATTTATTAATTTGTAAATGATTTAATTGAAATTGTATCTAATGGACTAATTCCAGCTTCGACGTGATAATCTCTATAGATATATAGTTCGTTATATTTAAACGGTCTAGAGAGTATGTTGTGTTCTTTAAGATATATACTATGGTGTGTTTGCCAATCAATATCTCTATATGAATTATTAATTTCTCTTTCGCGTATATAATCACATGCTATATCCATAGTATCTGAAGATGACATCCAACATATATCTTCTATAGACTCGGGACACTTATTCCATTGATCATTAACATAGAATACATCTGTTTTACGGTGATCGCATACATAGTGAACTTCATCTTCTAGTCTTAGACGAGAATTCATTACCATATCGGGTCTCATTTTTATTACTAATTTATATTTGAAATTGTTTGCATCTTCGTATTGCTTCTTGAGCATATTTGATTCGTATGCACTATGAAATAATGGGTGTTCACTATATCCAGCATAACTCAGTAAATCATGTTTTTTCTGCGTGTATTCTCCGAAACTATCTATCTGCATTTTTATTGGATGATATATTTCTTCCATTTTTATAAATTTTTCAGGATTTACAGGAAATGGCTTATCAGCCAAGTTTTTATCTCGTCCTTGCAGACCCCACTTAGAGATAGTTTCTGTATCCCATGTATGTATAAAGAAATCAACATCAGACAATAGATCTCCTACATACCGCAAGATACTCTGTGAAGCTATTACACCTGTTCGAATTTGTCCGCTAAAACATATCGCTATTCTATTACTCACTTTAAATCCTTTGTATCAAATGGACTAAATGCGCCATTAGCTGTTCTATAGATATACAGGTTGTTATTCTTCCATTTTACAGGAAATATATCATGTTTGTAAAGATAGTATCTAAGATGATCTTGCCAATCAATGACAGTCATGTCGCTTCGTGTTTCTCTTTCTAGACTAAAATCACATACAGTATTTATTGTAGATGATTTTGCTATCCAGCAGATATCCTCTACACTTCTCGGCAATTTCGCCATGAAGTCAGAAACATATAACCTATTTGGCTCGACATTGAGATACTCAAGTTCTTCTTGTAATGTGTGACCCGGATCAAAGAATATATCAAATCGTATACGTATGACAAGCCCATATTCGGAACTATTTTCTATTTCATATTCTGTCTTGTATGAATTTGACTCATATAGACTCTGAAACATCCCTGTGTGCAATACGGGTGGTAATCCAGATCGGTTAATTACTCTTTGATGATAGGATATCTCATACGCATTTATATTATCCACTACCATTTTGATAGGATTATATATTTCCTTTATCTTAATAAACTTATCTGCCTCAATGGGCAGATGTTCAACAAGGTCTGGTTCGGGAAACATACCTGTTTTCGGATCCCAAACTAGGCTGGTATCTGTATCCCATGTATGTATAAAGAAGTCCATTTTAGGTAATAGGTCACCGAAGAATCTCTTTAAGAACGGGGCAGTTTCTAGTCCCGTTCTTAATTGTCCGCTGAAACAGACTGCGATTCTCTCTTCTAAATTCATAGAGCCTTAGACCATTTACGATATTCTTCTTCCATCTCAGGGAATGTTTCTAAGAAATTTGTGCCTCGTCGACGATCGTGCTCATCAACAAATTTAATAAAGTCTTTCTGATTTTGATTAACTGCTTCTACGTCTTTTACCTTACAGACCAATTCGTAAATTCTCTTAAACTTGTCTGCCTCCCATTGATAGAAGCCTTTACTTGCAGTACCAAACCATAATGAATTCTCAATATGTTGATGAATAAAGGTTACCTGATCATATACAATTGGTAAGAATTTCTCAGGCATAACAAAAATTGCCTGATGAGTTGGATATCGTAGATATGGGACATCAAGAATAATCGGTGAATCTGGCCTATCGAATCTGCTAAAATCTAATTTGATTTGCAGAATATCCTTCATAAATTCTTTGTATGTGGTAACACTGAGCAGATTATAGGTACTCATAATCGTGAATGTACAGTTAGGTACTTCACTTAATACTTTTCTAATATTCGATAACCATTTATTGTAATCTAACCCATGTCGAATATACTCTGCCTGCTTACCATGTGCTTCTGCGCTGGTAAAAATATTGAGTTGTTTTACCTTCTTCTCTCCACAAATAATCTTAATTTTCTCAATAAATTTATCTAATAATCCGTCTGGTGGACACATATTAGTGTTTATAGAGAGACGTAAATTAGGATTAGGATTATCAATGACATAATCTAATACCTTAAATGTATCCTTTGTGAGCAACGGTTCACCACCGGTGATACGGAAATGCTCTAACTTAGTATAGATATCTGGCCACCATTTCCAGAATGCGTCGACATAAGGATTTTCATCTTTATGAGGAATAGGCATAGCATCACTCTGTCTTAGCCATTCAATATCGCCAAACTTCGTAGATGTAGGATATGGTCCAAATTTCTCAATTTCTTCCATCCATTTACTACTAACCTGTGGGGTGCAATAACTGCATTTAAAGTTACACACACTACTAAAAGATACCTCTAAGTAAGAAGGGACAACATCATTATCCCATGGCATCTCTTTAATTGCGTCGATGTGTGGAATCGCCCAGTCATCGGACGATTTATAAATTCTGTCGCTGAGGCCATCACCGGGACCGTCTTCTATTCTCCAGCAATAATCGCATTCGTTAGGACGAACACCCTCGAGCATCTTCTTTCTTTGCAACTTCTTAAAGTTTGTGTTATGTAATGCTGACGGATTTGCTAATAATTCATCTAATGGAATCTTATGTGTACGCGGGTGGTGACAACTATGCGTATGTCCTGTCTGGAGATGCAAAGTAACCTGCTGCCACTTTGCAGCGCAAAAGGACGGGCTTATTGCATTTAGTTGATCTCTAAAAGCGTGAATTGGGATAGTTAGTGTTTTCATGTGCGTCCTATTAACATATTGCGTGTGATTGTACCTACGGATGTTTCTATCTTTAGAGTATCCGAGAATAAGGTCTCAGATAACTGTGTTTGTTCTTTAAATTCATCAAAATCATTTAGTGTCTGTAGGACCACAATTGTATGTTTTGGTAATTTTTTTATCCATTTCTTTACATCTATGTTTTCGCAAGATAGACTTATAACAATCTGTTCCGTATAAGTGCGAGTATAAATGTCATTTATCTCTGTCTTCAAAAGCGGTATAACTTTAATGAGATGATTTAAGAATACTTCATACTTGGAATTCGTTTCTAGTAAAGTTATAGGTATATATTTGTAGAATCGTTGTAGCATTAAGCTCGAGACACCATACCCAGCACCCACTAGTACAGTTGTTTCATCCGAAACAATCCTTAACTGACCTAGCTGATTTAATGCCCATTCATATCTATAAATTTCATGTGATCTGAACATCTGTTGAAATTCTTCGTATGTAGGAGAATTTTCCGGGGGTAGTGACCACAATGCATTTGTATAATTTATAATAAACCAGGAATCTATCATTTTCTAACCTTTAAGTCTTTCCTATAATCATGTACCTAAAATACATCGGTGTCTCTAGTTCACCGGAGAACAAAACTTCTGCCAGTGCTGTTTGTGCCTCAAACTCTTCAATTCTTCGTACACAATTTATGTGATCTTCACCTTCGGTAAAATTATTCGATTGTAAGATCACAATAGTGCCTTTTGGTAACTTATCTAACCACCATCTAACATTTGGTATATGTTCACAGGCAGTATTTATTACGACCTGTTCCCTGTACTTATAATTATACATATCCTTGGTTATAGATAGTACATCTAGATCATATGTAATATTAGTTAGATATGTTTCACATCTGGGATCTATATCTAACATTGTTAGAGCAATGTATGGAAATTGTTTCTTTAACATTAATCCAAGTGTCCCATACCAAGCCCCGACAATAACAACAGATTCATCAGAGATAATGTTTAGTTGTTTGAGTTTATCAATGAGCCATTCCTTACTTAGGATCTGCCCCGAACTAAACATATCTCTAAATTCTTCATATGTAGGGGCATCTTTGGATTCCGTTGTATATAAGCCATTAGTATAGCGTATTAAGAATTGGGAGTCAATCATTTATTGTTAATCCTTCTAAGTTCATACAGTTCCTCTTCAGTAAACATCTTATTCATGCGTGGAACATTATATTGTGCTGCCTTATAGAACCTGCTCTGGGATTCGTCTAGTTCTGCAAGTTCCATACCGAGCCCTTTTCTTAGTTCTGTTCCTAAGTCAGTTATAGCGGTCCATAACTTCTGGTTATCCCATACATAGCCTGTCTTATAGCATTTCTCTGCATAGTGTGGGCCGGATCTTGTAGCAAACTTTGGCATAACTTCATCTGTGAAAAGATTATTAAGATAGTCAAAATCTCTTACGTTTACGTAATTCCATTCAGTTAGATTAGTCATTTGGCAACCAAGTCGCGTACCATACATAGACCATAATCCATTTTCTACATCAGCGCCGACGCTACACCATGTGATAAGACGTTTATAATTACCCCACCAGATCTTTTTCTTAAAATCATCAGGGTGTACTTTGCCACCCTGATCCAAGCTCATCTTAACGCCTTCTCTAAATCCTGCACGAAATGCTTGCCGTGGACTACCATTGGGATAGGTAGTGCTGTACTGATTTGCCATCTGCACATAGCTACCCTCCCAACAAAAATCTACTTGATTTCTTTCATCTTCACTCACAGCATTCTCATGAGTACGCATATCTAATACGTACTGTTTCGGCCAACATTTCAACCCACCATTACCATACTCTAATCCATTTACGAAGTTGACTGCTGCCCAACTAACTGCTTTTCCGGATAACTTCGGGTGATCAAAATCTAATTCCATATCGAAGAAATTCGGATCTACAATGTTATCAGCATCAACAGAAATAAATCTATCTGTCTCTGATAAGTTGGCGGCAGCTTTATGTGCAGCGTCTGACCCTTTTACACCATGTACTCGTTTGGCCCAGGGAACCTTACTTTCTAGGTCTGCCCAATTTTCTTCACAATTATCTTCATCATAACTGATAAAAATAACATCTAATTCATTTAACGATCTGAAAGCCATTTTATACCTCTTTTTTGTATACGTAACTGTTTCTTATTAGTCTCTTTGTATCCATAGCCGATTATGAGTTTCTTCGTATAAACACTTGTACTTGTATCAGTATAATCCCCTGTATAGTTGAAATACAACTTATCCACTCTAATAAGATCTATTGGCGTGAAGGTAAAAGAGAATAATAAATGATATGGATTATTCTTCTTTGTTAGATATACCACTGACGGCCCGCTAGTAAAAAAAGTAGCAATACTTTCTTGTTGTTCTTCGGAACATTCGTTTTTGATATATAATTCCTTAAAATCTTTATTAATTTCCACTGATATAACACTATCGTCTGTGATATTTGTTATGGTAAGAATAGTTTCATGACGTTTAACATCATCTACTTTAGTTAAATATGAATCTAATGTTCTTGTATAGGTTACATTAGTTTGTTTCTTAACAATCTTATAGGTTGTGCCAGAAACTTTGTCAATTTGTTTTACTTGATAATCAAATGTACTACTCTGTGCTGTTAAAAACATTTCTACTTCGGCCAATGGAAAAGTCGCTGATGAAAAGTTAATAGAAAAGTTTTCATCCAATATCGGTGTGATTGCCTTGATATCTCCATTCTTATCATAGAAGACATACATTAAAACTAAGGTATTCATATGTCGAGCCTCTTTTCTAAGATATCAATCATTTCATCTGTTAACCATGATTTAGTTTGATAATGAAACGGTAATGTCTGCTGATAATTGCCTACCTTAAATGTCCCGTCTTCGGCAAAATACGTAGGAAAATGTTGTGTCCAATCGTCTGTTAAGAATTTTTCATCAACATTCTGTAAAAATGATTTCATGTGTACAAATGACGGCACAAGATCTGAATTACCGAAACATTCCTTTTCTATTCCTAATATTTTAATTGCTAATGCGTAAGCAACATCACCTGATAGATATTTTGGACGAGTTTCGTCCATATAATTATAGAAGAATCTTTCCCAATTTTCAAAAATTAATTCTACCATTTTAAATAATTCCGCCGCAATTTCTGATTTCTTAAAATACATAAATGCTGTATGTACATTCGGTAATTCATTTGAAACAAATGACTGTCTATATCTATTTGATGTGATTACTTCGCCGCGAAATGTTCTAGGTTTATCTGTAATCCATATGTCTTTCTTAGATAGAGTATCCCACCAATGGCTGATATCAGTCGGAAATAACATATCAGCATCCAAAATAATTGTTTCATCAAAAGGAGACATGTAATAATATTTCCATTTATTCTCAATTTTCCACTTAGAATACTCAGCCTGATCTGTCCACGGTATATCTATTACGTGATCAAAAACTTCGAGATACTTATCTGGAAGATTGACGTCAGTAGTGGCTAATGCCACATTACTTTCGGTACTTTGAGAATTTCTAATACTTAATGCTAGTGCATATGCTAATCTAGTATAATTATCCTTCTTTGTACTTTGAGAGAGAATTAAGTAGCCTCTTGACATGTGATTTCCTTATATAATTCGATTATACGATCTATGTGGCGACTTATTGCCCATTTATTCATAATATGGACATCTGTATCTTTTAATCTTGTTAAAATATATGTTCCTGATTGTTTAACTTTTTCAGTATAGAGAGTAATATCATTTATATCATTAATACAATAAATATCATCTCTATCCCAGGACATTAACAATCCTACAATAGGTAATTCACTTATGATAGGTTCTTCGCTGTTGAATCCGTTTAGCATATGTATTGCTATACTAAATGCTGTATCATTTCTAAACATGCTGCTCGAAAAACAGTATAGATCTCTATAATATCCGTAATTTAGTTGAATATCTTCTACCAGAGAAAACAGATGTCTGGCAAGATCGGATCTTCTAAAATAAATCACAGTTGCCCAATAAAGAGTAATACTTAGTTCATCTACATTTTGTGTATATGGTTTCGCATCAAGAGGTGAAAATATTTTATGATTAATCATTACATCGTATTTACTGTCCCAACATTTACTTAGAGCTGAACTCATAATTAGATAATCACTATCAATAAGTAGAGTCTCATCATACGGTGATAACTCATAGGCTGCACCGTGACCGCAATTATAAAACTGTAGAGATTTTGTAGAATATGACGTATCAGAAAAATTTCGTGTATTTTTAAACATCCAGTCTCTATTTACTTCAATGATGTTATCGAAACAACTATCTACAAAATCTTTACCTAAAGCTGACTTACCCCAATCTGCAGTGCCTGAATCAGTTATCAGCGTAACAGGTACATTAAGATTTTTCTTAACCATTAACGCATTAGCACAAGCAATTTTGAAATAATCAATTTCAGTATTGTTGTGTGCGAACATTAATACTCCGCGGCTCATTCTTCAACCTTTACACCGATAATAGATTTAACATTTCTTAATTTTCTAATGGACTGATACTCTCTTAGGTAATCATCTGTTACTTCAAAATATCTTCGTGTTATATCTTTAGAAAAACTAGCAATATCTTCAATTTTAACAGGAGTATTATCAATGTCTAATATATTTGCTTCAGTTACTCCAGTGCGTACTAGATAATCTAAGAAACAAATTAGTTCTTGATTAACAGTAAAATTGCCTCCGTTCTTAGCAAACATTAGAAGCCCCTCGGCTTTAACTTTTACTTTGTGGAGTTGGTTGTTGAGAGTTTGTCTATAGTTAGCAAACTCTAGTGCTTGTTGTAATCTTTCTTCCATGGAAAACCTCCGTTTGCTCTATTTATCTATAGTGTTAACGGAGGCTTGTAGGATGTGATCTATTATTTAGGTAGCAACAAATCCTAGACTTGCAAGTACAGGTGCAGTTGTAGGAACCGCACCTGCAGAATTTCTGTATGCTGGTGTCATTGTAGTTCCTGTCTTTGCAGCAAAAAGTGTTCCCGAATCTGCCTGGAAGAAGACTACCTGGAATGTAATTACCGTAGTACCTGCTGATCCGGCGGCAGCACCTAATTTAGCATTTACTTGGATATAACTTCCAGAATATGGTGAAAGAGCATATGTTTGCGTATATATTGTTTGATATGCTGATGTTAACGGATTTGTAGTTCCTGTGTTCCAGAATCCTCCGATAGATCCAGGAGTCCCGGTATTTGGTGTTGTGGCACCATAATTAAACACTAAAGGACTCATACTGGTTAACATTCCGTTCCATTCGGCATCATCACCAGATACACCTGGGTGAGCACCAGAGATATAAATTGCGCCGCCGGCATTGAAGAAATATCTAGCATGATCCCAGTCACTAAAAGTTGCTGTGAATGTATATGTTAACGTATGTGTCCAAGAAGGTGCTGCAAAAGGTGTTGATGGCATATTTACGACAGAAGTCTGACCTGCATACAAATTAAATCTATTTGTGATAAGAGTATTAAGTAATGTCGTAAGTGCGCCAGCTGGACTATTATATGCTGTAATAGCACTACCGGCAACAGGTAGAGTAGTAGATCCAGTCACTGGCGCAGGCCATCCTGGTCCGACTCCAGGTAATGGCGGTACAACAGTAGTGCCTTGGTGATTTCCACATTTCGATATATCAGAAAATAATGCCGCCCATTCAGCCGCTTGTACTTTTGCGCCGCTTGCTATGGAGGTGGATAAGGCAGTTTGACCATACCCATAAGATGCGCTTGTATATGAAGTTGTGCCCGCATTTGTATCTGCATAAATGCTATTCGCGATAGCTGAAAATGCATTATATGTTGAAGCCTGTATTGTGCCGTATTGTTGGTAGGTCATTTATCTTTCCACCTTAAGAATAGATTGCTGGGAAGATCTGATTCCATGCACCACCGGCATAAATCGATATAACCGAACCGACAACCATCATATCACCATTTAGTGCCACTTGTGGTAAGACAGGTAAGGCAGTAAATATCACAGGCACGTGTAATCCACCTTCTGCTGTGATTGATCCATCTACCGTTAGGTCACTAGTAATATTTTCAGTTCCGTTAACTTGTAAATTTCCATTAATTGTAGAATTACCTGTAGCGTCTAATGTAACAATTTGTTGCCAGTTTGCTATTCCACCTGATGTGGCACCAGTTGTTCTCACATATAAAGCACCAAGAGTTTTATTAAACCATAGCTGACCTTGTAATGCTGTTGCATCACTAGGAAAGAATCCTGTAGAACTTGCGAAATTTTCTACCATTTGCAAGAAATTTTGTGCAATAGGTGCACCGTAGTCAATTGTATTTCTACCAACTAATTGTGTACCTTGACCTAACCCTGTAGTTCCACCGGATTGATTGTAATATGCAAGATCGATTGCATTATCGGGGACCGTTACTGCGGTACCATCTGATTTATGAATTGTATATGCCATATACTTAAAATTCCTTTGTTTTGTTATTTATCACTTATGCACCCATTTGTATTCTAAGGGTATATACGATTTCAAGTGATCTATTAGCAGATTTCTGTATTGGGTGAAAGATAACGTGAGTAAGCATTAATTTAGACTTCGCACCGGGCGTAGTTGAAAAATTAGGAGTCTGTGTAATAAAATTATCAACATCAGATATATTTTGGGTAAACCCGCCAACAAATAAGTTATTAGAACCTGCAAATAATCCAATCTCATTAAATACAAGTTGGTTTGCTGTGAAGTCTGTTGCGGCACCACTGTTAACTATAGAACTATTTCCTACAAATGTAGAATTATCTAAAGCAGTCTGCTGAATAATAGTAGAAGCAGTAATTCCTACCGGTGGTTCACTATAACCGATTGTAACATCCACGATAATATCTTCGTAATTTGTTGCATAATTTTCAGCTGAAATATATGCTCTTGATAGTTGATCATAACTCGGTGTGTCTGTTGAATCGTTTGATAGTTTTTTTACATAGATTGTATTATATAAATTAGCCGTAGGATTCTTAATTAGACTCCCTGTACCACCTAAAGATGGTTTATATGATATAGTTCCGGTCGTCCCAATGTATGCACCACCATTACCAAACCCCATATAGTACAAGAAACTATCAGAATTACCAATTAATGCGTGTGCCAGCGCAGCCGACATATTTCCATAAAGGACGTCGTTATGTGTATCTACTAGTACTTCTTTAGTATCTTTGTCTATAATCTTAACGAAACCCTGGATGGAAGCACGAAAAATATCTTGCATCTTAACCCCTTTTATTTACTAGCACTTCACCAGTATCTTTATCTTTTATTATCAAATGACATTGAACGTCCATGTGCGCTGTATCAACGATACCGCTATCTTTTTTAGGTTCAGGTGCCTGCTCTCTATCATTACTTTCATTATTTATCATCATTATTATCTACTTAGTTTATTAAGGTATACTCACGCCCTGTTCTTGTTTTAAGAACACGGCTTCCGGTGTCTGTGCGTACCATAGTCCACCTATCGGAACGGATGTAATATTATCGGACCCATTTGGTGTAGTGTCGTATGCATTCCACACATCAACATCAGAGGTTGTTGGCATGTAATTGCTTCTCTCAACCCATACTGGATTCGGCACTAAGACTAACGGATCTGCTAGACTAGGAATCAAAACTGTATGTTCTGTTGCTGATGTACCCATTGTCCCTCTCTGTATCAGTTTGAGTTCCCACGTATTTGTTGCAACTAATTCTTTTACTCTATATTCAATTCTTTCACCACCTATCCATATGGTGCCGTGATCTGCGCCCGGATCCGGTAGTACATGATTAATATCTAGCACTGTAATAACTTCTATATTTTCATTAGGTTCTTGTGGTGCCAATAAATCATATACCAATGTTGCTGAGTCTATTTCTGCATTTCTATAGAAATTGGCACCATCTCTATCATTTGAATTTTCCTTAGAGCTAATTGTATTAGGTAATATTTCTAGTACCAACACCGGGTCCCACGGTATACTTGCTGATCCGCCAGCATCTACAAGTGCTTGAGCTATAGGGTTTGCGATAGAATCCCAGGTATCTCCCCATCCTACATATGCTGTCGGTATACCAGTTGATATATCGGCAGGTAATCTTGTATCAACATTAATAACTAGATCATCTGTCGCGAAACCTCTTGCAATTTCATCTTTATGAGTGCCTGAATTCATTGTTAATAGTTGACCACCATCAAACCATACAAGTGCAACTGGCGTAGGTGAAGTTCCTGGATCATTATAGAAATAAACAGTAAATGTTGTATTATCGTTATCCCCGACATAATAATCTTGCCCATATAGTAGAACAGTCGTACCTATCTGAATTCCAACTATATTATACGGTGTGACAATATTTTGTGGATTACTTAAATTTATATCATTGAAGTTAAATGTATAAGGAAATAATGCCGAATACCCTACCTTACTTGAATCGTAGAAAGTTAATGGTACGGTATATACATCTTCTCTTGAAACAAATTGATCTATGTTGTCAATAAATGTTTGTGCATCTAAAATATAAGATGGTGTATCATAAGATAAACCAGGATAATCTGGGCCAATTTGCAATTGGATATTCCATTTGTGACTATCTATTGCCGTACCAGCTGCAATATCAGTAGTAAGATATGTGCTGGTGTAGTCTCTAATCTGAGTATGATATGGTTTAGAATCAGTAATAAATTGCAGGATATTAGTAATCTGATCAGGGACATATAATTGAGTTTGTGTCAATGGTATGTTATTTTCCTTAACATAGATATAAGATGATTTAAATAACCAGTTTGGATTTTTCTGCTCACTCATTACATAATTCATCATAGAGAAGAATAGTTCATTCTGATCTACAATAAATGCGTCAACCATTACCTCTAATCTGAATGCATTTAATAATGCTCTAAGTTCCGTTGAAAGACTATATACACCGGTAGTTGTATATATTGAATTCATTAAATTAATAGCACTACTTTCAATACCGACAAGCGTTAGGCTAAGTACAGGAATATTGGGATTAAGTTGAGAAACTGCATATAGTGCCCAACGTCCATCAGTTGTGCCATTAGATACTTCAACAATATCTTCTACTTTAAGTAATCCAGCTGTCAATGCATCCTTAGCATTCTGTAAAGTTTGGAATACAATATTCGGTGTTACATTCTCGTAACCAACCGCATACCAGTCGGTATATGTCCAATATATACCATAGTAAATATCAGTAGATGTTGTTAAGTTCCAGGTAGGTATCGATGCACCCCATCCCGGATTATTATCACGTATAGGTATATACACAAGTAATTGATTTGCAGCCTGTGTGAATATTTGTCTTGCTGAAGGTAAGTTTACAAACATTCCCTGACGTGGTCTATAATCGATGCCGTATTTTTCACCTTCGCTTAACTTTGGATCAGGTACTGGTAAAATTACACCATAGTCTGCATTATCCCAGAAAGATGTATCCCAACCGGCACTATCCCACGGTAATGAAGTCCATGTAGGAATTCCATCTATAGATTCACCCGTTGCCGGTAATAATGCCGAGTATCCGCATAAACTATCAACCATCTTGTTCCAGAATTGATCTGTTATAATAGATGCAGGGTCACCTTCTCTAAAGAATGCCCACTGGGTATGCTTCTGATCGTTTCTCTCTGCAAGTCTGTATTGTATCTGTACATTATCACCCTGATATGAGAGGATATTTTGTACATTATAAAATATATACGAATTGTTTGTAGATGTTTGTTGAATTGGACAGAAGAATGCAAAACCTTGACTCATTGGAGATTGCAACATAAGAGCAACGTCTTGCGCTGCCATTGTTCTATTTTCGATATTTGGTTTATCGGTTGTGTTCAAGACCCAGAAATAATAATTGGTAACCGTGGCACTAGTAAATCTATTTGATGTCGTTACCTGAACATATGTTGTTATATCTCTCGGTGTTCCTGTCCCGGTATAGAGTGCTGGTGGTACAGAACTCTGTACCCATTCATAAATCGCAATGATACTACCCGGGAAAAGTTGTCCCCAATTGTTTCTTCTATAAACTAAGTTATCTAATGCAGTTTCATCATAAACTAATGTCCCGTTCTCCATTTTTAAAGAACGAGGTTGTTCATAATAAGTATATCTAGTGGATGATAGATCCCACCATAATTGACCAACTTGTCTATTAGCGAAAGTTATGTTTTCACTGAACAATGTTGCGTCAGCTGTGACATTGTAACTGGCAGGATCTTGCTCAGATATATATGCAATATTCTGTTTTGCAGGGCCCGGTAGTATAGACTTAAACGGATCATAGATGGGTAGTTGAATTAATTCATTTCTTGTATCTGACGCAAATATACTTGCACTCTCAAATAACGAAGTATTGATTAGGGGTTCTTGTTGCCTAAATGGTGTTAAAATACCCCATTCATATACAAATAACCAAGTTAATACATTCCATTTACCATCTACATCATCTACCCAAATTTTATCATTATACTGAATATACGATGGAGGATATCCCCAGTCTGGCGTGACAGGGAATCGCATAGTCTTATATAATAACATATCTGTGAAATCAGCATAGTTACCAATATCAGAAGAAGTTATATTCACACCAGCTAATGTTGTTAGATAATATGCATTATATGTTATAAGAGTATCAGGGTCTGTATATGTGCCCGGGTCGTTATAATCTGTAGTGGTATACGGTAGAATGCCAACTGTGTAATTATTAGAACCAACTGGTGTTCCATCAATGACCTGTTGTAGAACAATCATGTTACCGAAGTCGGTTCTATCACCGACTACCGAATTCCATAACTCTGGAATAATAGTTACATTGGCAACAGGTGCATAGCCGGAATTAACTGGTAAACCGTGAGTGTTACCGGGCTTATTCATAACTTCTACTGTAAGAATTTCACCGACTACGCTTGTTGTAATTGAGAATGTTGCATCAATATCTGATAGTGAGCCAGGTATTGCTCTTGCTGCAATAACGGTATTGACAACAGTATAATCGATACCTGCTTCGATAATATTAACAGAGACGATGCGACCGTACCGATCGACTACTGGCTCTAATACTGCCCCACTACCTAGTGCTGGCGGTGCCGCATCTATAAGGACTTCCGGTGTTGTATAACCTGCACCCGAAACACTGACTGTATAGCCTGTAATAATACCCTTGGATCCTTCCGATAATATTGCTGTTACCTCGGCCAATGTTGTTGGTGCAGCCCCGTTGGTATTGAATATACTAACCGACGGTATTGTATAATAATACCCGCCAGTGTTGGAGGGTGTAACTGTTAATATGGCTGTCCCAATAAGCTCTGCAGTTGCAGTAGCCTGGCCGGCTTGCACCACAAGAACCGATAATGTAGATACTACGCCGTAATCAGTTAATAATAATAAATCATCATTATTGTCTTTGGTAACTATCCAATTTTCAGTAAATTCTGCCATTTTATAGACGGACCAATCTTCGATGAAATTCTTAGCGACCCAGACTGTGTCATTTACACCAGGGTTCAAGGAGGCAGTTCCCCAATTTACTGCTGTTTGAGTTACATCGAAAGACGTCCACGTAATATCATTAAAATTTACATATCCTGCATTAGGTAAGGAATAATTAATTTGTGGTGTTACAGGGAACTCTAAAGAATATGCCGGATCTGCAGGACGAACAGTCCACACATCTGTTTGATCAATATCTATATTAATGATGTTATCTAAAACATTGTCGCTTATAATTGAGCCTTGCCATACGCTGTAAAGTTGGTCTGGTATAGAGAATATTGTTGGTGATGAATCAATACTAATTACAGGGCTCTGTAGATATCCATAACCCGGATCTGTAATATCTACGCGAGAAATTTGTCCTGTTGCACTGAGCACAATATATGCCTTAGCTTGGCGTAATGCTTCTGTTAGATTAGGATCCGAAGGACTTGCGTCAGGTGCACTAATTATAACCTTAGGTACTGTTACATATGTATTCACTGCATTTAATATGCTGATCTGTTTTACAAACCCGATTGTAGAAGGAATATAATTTAACCGCGCAACAACAACCTCTCCGGTATTCTGCTCTGGTTGTAGAATAAATTCAGTAGATACCTGTTCGATTGTATTACCGAACTCTCCCAATTTTAATGCCCATTCTTCAAACACCTGAATAATTTCGTTGCTCTGAACTTTGGTAGATCTAAATAGTTTATCGAAAGCCTGGGTAGTGCCTTTCTGTCTAATAGCGCCCTGATAGAATAGATATTGAATATTATTAGCTACCTGAAGATTATCAAGGTAACTCTTACTTTCGTAGCCGATTAAATGATGACCTAACGCTTCAAGACTCGGATTATCAATTACAATATTTGGATCATAGAAATATCTCATACTATCTACGATTGTATCAAAGTTAGGAACAAGTTGACTGTTGATAACAAGATAACCAGGTGCTTCCATTTTACCGTACCAGCCATTGCTTCTAAAGCCGTTGAATCGTAGACGTTGTTGTCTTGCGCTCAATAACGGTGAATAAACAGTATCGTTGAAACTTGTCGTATTATCGATTATGATAATGTGTTCTGTTTCAGATGTGTTAACTTGTAGATAAAATATGCCACCCGAAGATAGTGTGGTTGGTTCAACAGTAATAAGTCGAGCATCTCTATTAGTTGTAGTATTATTAGGCGGAATAGCTACACCATATTTGTCTAGTATACTGTATACACCATTTGATAACGATTCTACATCGTTAGGATATCCATGAGAAACAATAAGTGTTGCACTATTTGCTAATGGGCTTAATTGTATTGATGCATCAGGCGCCCAATTTGTGTTTATCCAGAACAGGAATTGTTTTGCACAATATAACCAATCGCTTAATATGTTTGTATCTTGGTTTACATCTTGAAATTGCCATCCTCTTGATTCTAGGTATGCCTGATAACCGATCATTAAATCAAATACTTCTTGTGCTGTCTTTAAGATAGATCCGTATGGAATTTTTGTAATAGTCGCTAAAGATGCCGGCTTATAGATTGCAGAGACTCCGCCGATAATGGGTAGGCTCTTTAATTTCTGATAACCTTTTGATATAAATTTCTGTACTGTCTGAGTAACTAGACTTACATAATATACACCATTGTATCTAACAATATCTCCCTGATTGTATGTAGCACCTGCCGTAAAATATAAGAAAGGTGCAGGAGTTCCACCGATTGATACATCTATCAATGTGGCATCTGAACGATCAAATACTGTAAATTCTGCATTCAATAAATCATAACCATAGACAGCAAATGTGCCATCGGCTAGTGCGCGAATAATGACACCGCTATATGAGTAGGTGTCTACTACCGGACTCTTATGAAGAATACACTGAAAATTAGTCGAGGGTATAATTAAACTGGTTGTAGTAGCGTTAGGGCTGACTGACTCGATATAGAGATTAGTTGTGTCTTTATTGGTGAATCCTGCTAGTTTATTCGCAAGATTTACATCAAGTGTTCTAACCTTTTGGCCAAATGTGGTGGTAATATCTTTTCCTAAGAAAAGAATTCTATCACTAATCCAGCGTTGATATCCGTATCTAATTTGCACTACATTATTGACTGTTTCGGCGTGAACAATTTGATCTGCATTTTTTGGACGCATCCATGCAAAGAATGGATCAGCACTCGTAAATGTATCATTTTGTACAAATTGCCAATTAGAAGTTGACATTACTGGTAATTCGGGTACAGGATCCGGAAAAAATACTAATGGGTCTGTTATCATACCAGAAGATAGTTCTGTGCCAACTGTGTCCCACAATAATTCTCCATATGGTGCCAGTCTCATCAGGAATAAGAATTCTTGTACACTAAATGCATATGCAGATGTTGACATCCAAGCTTGTTCAACTGGTGAACCATCGCCATATTTCCATTCTGCATCAAAGTGATCAAATGGCTCATAATAGTTACCAGAGAAAGCAATATCAAATATAGTCATTGCGGGGATAATCTCTCCGGCAGCATCTACAGGAATAATTGCTGATAGTCCGGGTCTTGCCCACATAGGCTGCTCTTGTGGTAATAAAGTTACAGGATCATAGATAGCACAAGGTCCCTGGCGGATAATGCCGTGTTCTAAGTCTGCCCAAAGTAATGCATTGATAGAAGACCAGTCTGTACCATATTGATCAACCCACCACACCGGTTGTTCACTAAATCCTAACATCTCCCAAGGACGAGTATCTGGATAGATGGTATCATAGTAATATTGAAAAATACCTTTCCAATTACCTGGTAGATTTAATGGCTGTGTCGTTGCATTTACTGCGTAGCTGTAATTATATAGTTTCCAAATATTACCAGAGCCCGGAACAAAACTCGGTACTACTGCGGGATCTAGGCTCGCTGAATACCAATCATTGGCACGATAATTGGCACGATTCTTAGATGCCCACTTATTTAGGTATGATTCTGTTACACCAAGGTATTCTTGCCTTGAATAGCGAGTTTGTCTAAAATATCCAGACTTAACTGATTCCACTCTTAGTGGTAGATAATATTGATGTCTAAATTTGTATTGTATTAGATTATAAATTCTTTTTTCTAGTTCTAATAAAAGCTGATCTCTATAATCACCATATGCAATTGTCTTAGAGCCATCATGACCAATGATAACATTTGTCGGATTTATATAAGATGTATCCCATTCCATTCTAGGTAGATATGTAGGATATGCACCGATCTTAGATGGTGTAGATGGAATATATGCCGGCAAAGGATTTTTATATAGATTGGCCACTACTGCACTACCAGCAGGAACATTTGCAGTAAATTGCACAGTAATTGGATTCATTGATACAATCTCATAATCTTCACCAATTACAAGTAAAGTTTCTTGTCCGGTTACATCATAGATATATAATGCATTTCTTGCATCAGATAAGTCAATATAATTTGTTAATGTTAGTAGCCCACTCACTGGAACATTATTTGTTTCATTTAAATATGCACTACCATTTGCAATCATGTAAGAATATGCAAATGCGTTTGAAAATTCATTTGAGATATTTACAACTTTTAGAATTTCTTCAACCCATGCACTAACCACAATAGTGTTATTATGGTATTGAACTGGGTTAAATCCCTGATTAATAAGTTGTAGAGCAGTCTTTAAATACTTGTTCTTAAATTTAGTATATTCATCTTGACTGAATCTTTCTCCTGCAATAAAATCAAGATCATCTTCCGATGATACAAGCATCGTCTTTAATACAGGTGCGACATTCTGTAATATATAGGTGCCAACAGATCTATTTTTTCTAGTATCTCTATAATTATTATTGCCACCAAAAGCAATACCTATTTCACCGATCTGATTTGCAATAATAGATGCAAAATGTTCAGTTAGATTACTTCCACTAATTTCAGAGATTTCTAACTGATTTGGGTTAGCTTCTAACTGTTGCGGTATCGCAAAATAACCCGGTGCAAGTGGATCTAATAATCCCTGAGTATATGTTTGTACTTCAACAACAGGTGCTTGTGTTTGAGTTGTAGTTAATAGATTAGTGATATATGCAGTTAAATCAACATACACACTATTGTTAATTTCGGAAAATATAAATCCACCAATTTTATTCTGAATTTGATTTCCATTTACAGATACAGATAGATCGGCTGTTGGTTGAATATCGCCCGCGCCAAATGTGTAACCATACGGTGTAACACTTAATTTAAATTGGAACTCTGATACATATCCGATTATAAATTTATCAATAACTCGTTGCTTACTTGTCTCTAAACAATTTGCAGGAGGCGTCGGAGTAATATTACACGGGCACGGCTGATATAAATTCCAATTGTTATATAGTACAGGATCAGTTACTGCCTTATAATAGTAGTATCCATTAATAGGTAATTCTGCAGTTTGATATGTATATCTGTCAGTAATAAGATTATTCTGAAAAACAATGTCGGATGCTTGGCCGAGAGCAGTATAGATAATACCGAATCCTAAGACAGGGTCTGTTGTTACACCCGGCGTTGTATCAACTTTATAAGAGAATATCTTACTTCCGTTAAATGTGCTTGCTGGATAAGTTACTGGATTATCGAGGCCTATTCCGTTATGATCATACAACTGAAACTCTGGTGGTTGGTTAACAGATATCTTATCATTATGTGCTTCTTGCCATGTGCCTAAACTATAGTACCAGGTGCTCCCTCTTAACGCAGAGTTATACGGACCATCTTCTGTAATAAAGAGAATATCGCCTTCGAGTATAGGTGTTGACCAAGCAGTGTAAGGCGAGAAAATAATTTGTCCGCCCGGTAATATGCTTGTCTGAAAGATATAATCATTAATTACTCCGTTACCGGCATCCCAAGAACCAGGTGGCGTTTCCCAGCGCGATATATCCCATACACCAAATGTTGTTTTATCATTAAAGAAACAGACTAATTCCCCGCCTACAAAATCAGTTCCAAGGGCAGCATTAACTATAGATGCCTGCACGCCCTGATAGGTGGCCAATAAGATTGGTACATTAGCTGATATATCTGCAAATCCGTAATTAATATCGGCTCTGAATTGTGTACCTGATTTGAAAAGAGTTAGATCAGCTATAAATTGAATAATAGGTCTTAATGCTCGTGTAGCATTTACAGGGAAGGATGTTGTTGTGGCAGCAATGGTTGCGGTGATTGCATCGATATGAAACCATTTATTGGTTCTAGACCACGCATTTCTATCAATAGATCCACGCTCGATTGTTATATAATCACCTGCAAGTGGCTGAGTCTGAGTATCCCATGTAGATGCATCCCAGTTCGTATTATCTATAATTCTACCAGTAGATAGTAGTATAGATCCGTCCCAGGGTAAGAATTCAAAAATAGTTCCCGGAGTATAATCTGGAAACTGCGGGACTAATTGAATACCTATGCACCCACCAATATTCTCAACTGTGTGAGAAGCGGAATATAATGGGTCATCAGCCAATGAAATGGACATGCCAGTTGTAATAGTTAAATTAGCAGGTGTGGCACCCGAAACATCATTTGTATTAAATGATGGTTTACCAATAATATCGGCACCGGTTACACCAGTAATAGTGATTGTAGTTAATCCCTGCTCGACCCAATAATAATTTTGGTAGTTAATAAACATATCATAGTCGATCGGAGGCCCGAAGCTATAATATTCAGACTCAAATAGTCTATCTTGATTAAGAATATTACCACCGTAATATTCGATATTATCTAATAGGTCTTCATAAAAGAAAATATTCGTTTTATTGCTACTAGCATCTTGTGCGTATGCTGTTGCTTCTAGTTGCCACCATGTTCTGTTCTTATTAGGTTCTGGAAGATAAAAATCAGTAACAGGATTATAATTTCCGGCTACTCTACGTCCTAAATATCCTGCCAATAAATCACTATCTCTCTTTGAGAAAATTTGATCAAATGTAGCATCAAAGAATTTTGTTTCAGTTACTGTCTGAAATACCGCCGGCAGTTTTTTAATATACTGAGTCATTATGATTTCCGTTGTACGAGATAGCCATGTGCATGACTATCTCTTTTCAGTATTTATCACGAAAATTATATACAGTTTAAACTCGGAGATTTTGGTCTGTTAAACCGGACACTATCTGCACATTATTTACTGTTGCAGTTGACATAAACAATTCGTTAGGTTTTGCTATAATTTCAAATAAGTTACCAAATAACGAATTGGCACTATTAGGCACAATAACAACAGTGCTAATAATTGTAGAAAGTTGCTGATGTATGAATGCTGCAAGTTCTGTATAGAAGAAGTTTTCACCAAAATCCCAGTTCCTGATATCAAAATATTGATCTATAGCAGTTATAACCATTGTCTTAACTTCATTATCGCTAATGTTTGTTGATGCTGCCTTTACTACTTTAAAAGTTGCCTGTAATTCTGGTGCAGCCTGTGTGCCGAATAATAATCTAAATACACCCGAATTCCATATCATTGAATCGCTAACCATTTTATATTGATCTAAGTTCTGAAATTGTATTCTAAGATCTTCTGTTGTTGGCGATGCAGGTAAAGTAAGAACAGTTCCATTACTATTTCTCCAATTTATCATATCGGTATAGAAACTATTAGTAATAACAAGCATATCAATAATATTTGTTGCTGCCGGGTCTATTCGTTGGTCAATCGGGGAATAATGACTCCATTTGAAGTATACCGGCAATTGTTGTGCCGTAGGTACCGTTGTATTTTGAGTAAACGATTTACCATTTTTATCATAATGAGTTGTATCTAGTGCATCTTCTATTACGCTGCCAGTGATATACCCTGTATTAGATGTAGTCACAAACCCGAATGTATAATATACGCCAAATCCCGGAGTATTAGGTATTAGATAACTCTTATTTAAGAAGTATGTTGTTAAAGTACTTGATTTATTAACTAGAGTATATGTTCCTGCCAACCAAGGATAAATTGCAGATATAATTGCATCAGTTGATGAGCTAGTATTATTGAAAAATAAACTTAATTGATTAGCAATACTAACAACATATGGTGCTGGGTGGCCGATTGGATCTGTATAATGAAGTTGTGCTAGATTATTAATGAATAGTAAATCTACAGAATCCATATATACATAATTAAGTCCACTAACGCCGCCAGGATTAAGAATATCTGTACCTGTTAATATTTGATCTGCTATATATGGTGAACTGTAAATTGTTATATCACTTCCCGGGGTTAACATAGGGAAATAAACATATAATGGTGTAGATATATTTTCTAGATTAGTTTTCCACCTAGAAATCCACGGACGAGTACTTTGATAACCGGATATAGCATCTGTATAATATTCAAACACAACTCTATCTGTTGTTGAAACTATTCTGTCAAATGCACCTGGGTCATCGGGTATACCATCACCATTTACATCAACAAGTGATATCTGCACTTTGGCATTATCAAGATATCCATCGTCCTGAATATATACTCCGGAGATATTAAAATCAACCCGAGCATTCAGAAATGCTGTTAGACCATTAATTGGTGGCGCTGGCGGTAAGTTGTTATCAATAGAAGCATTTGTATTAATGAAGGGCATAAATTCAATAGAATCTTGCAATGCTAATCCAGAGGCATTATCGATAATAACTTTATTTGGTTCCCAATAGAATCTAACATCTCTATATGATTCAAAAACGTAAACTCGGCCTCTAGCCGTTAGATCATATGTTACTGTTGTATCTAGATTAGGAACAATAGAAATATATAATAGACCACCCTGTGTTGTTGTTGTCCAATTAGTTGTTGAATAGATTTGTGGAGTCCCGCTTATTATATCAATATCGGCAGGTGCATATTCAAACGGTTGTGATACGCCTGCTCCCGGATTCGCAAATGTATGCCATTCGTCTGTTAATAAATCATAATACATCCAGAATGATTGTCCATCATTTATTCTGTTGTTAATTCCATAGAATCCTGTAGGTTCGGACCCACCATTACCGTTAATTTCTGTAGAATTTAATACATTTCTAAAAGCAGGATACACCTTTGCTGCGCGATAATTCACTTGTTCATTCACACCCAATTCTATCGGGCCGATATTAGCATATGGATTTAATGGATTAACAATTTGTGGAATACCATTTTGAATAACACTATTCACCCCTGCCGAGTTCAGTGTAGTTGAGTCTCCTGGTAATTCAAATTGTAATACTGCCCCTGCAGATATAAGGTTCCACGGTTCATACACACTGTTTGGAAGATTATCTGGTGTGAGTGTATTTACTAATGGTAAGGCTGTAGGAGAACCCGCTGCTCCACTAAAGAACCCTGTTGTATTTTTAAATTTAGCAGGGCTTGTCTGCCAGAATAGTGGCGACGAAGGATCACCCAATGTTGGCACTAAATCCAGTAATGATCTACCGGTGTTTGGCGGATTAACTCTAATCGTAGACTCGAATTGAGGCACGTATTCATCATAGAAGAACTTATTAACTTTAGGATCTTGCAACATTGACTGAATTGTGTTTACAAGGATCTGATTAATTGTTCCCGAGTTAGATGAGTCTTGTATAACTTCTGTTAATACGTTTTGATTATCTCTAAATAATGCACCATCTTGCCCGAATATAATTAAATCCTTATGGAAACCAGTTGGGTCATTTAGGTCGATATAACGACTATCTCCACTAAATGTTCTAGCTATTGCCTGTAACTTTGTAATCTGATTACCGTAAATAAGTGGTAGAACATTATAGTCACTACCATTAACCATACGAGATTGCGTTGAGAATACTTCTGGAGCACGCAATCTAATTTGATCATTAGTTTCTGATGGAGCAGCATTACCAATTGTTTGTTCTAAATTGAAAATAACTTGCAATGTATATGATTGCTGATCTACTCCAATATAAGGAATATTGATCTGAAGACCTTGTGCATCATTTGGTCTAATAACAAGAGCTTGATTTGCACTAATACGAGTCCAGAATCTAAATAATCCTGTCGGTACATTACCGAAATTACCATCAGCAAATCTTATAGTGACAGTATCATTAGCACCAGATAATACGTCAAAAATATTTCTTTGTGCAAACTGAATACTATTGTAGATAATATTTTCCCCGGCGAGTGCAGGCACCTTAAGCCATTTGTTTATAACCGTACCTGTCTGATCCGTCTGTTGAACATACACGTCATCTTGATTAATATTCTGAATATCAATCGGGAATAATCTATTTGGCACAGGGAAATCAAAATTCGTATCTGTGTTTATTAAATTGCCTTGCTTAAAGTATAGAAAGAACCCAGTATTTGCAGATGCGACACCGAGACTATCATTTCTGTATAAGAAATTAAATGCGTTATCAGGATCTGGATCCCTCTCAAAGATTGTTTGATTAGATATAAAATCTGGATTACAGATATCTATAGGATACTGCTGACTATTGATAGTAATAATAGCCGGATATGTAACATTTTGTCTTGTAACATTATTTAACTGGTATAGGTCAGTTGGAATATTTCCTATTACTCCGCTTTTTGTAGGACGACCGAACGGATTTAGCGAGCTAAATGCAGCATTACAAATTTGCACAAATTGGTCAAACCAATCTGGATTATTGGGATCGTTCCAATATACCGAACGAGAACCAATATTAATACCGTTTGCATCAGTAAGTGGCTGATTTGTTTGCACAGACGCAACCTTAAATAATCCAGCTGCGGCAATATTTCTACTTGGAACATAATTAACCATCTGAGCTAAACGGATAATACTTTCTCTACGTTCGGCTGTATCAATAAAGTTTTCGCGACTATTTAAGTCAGTTCTAAATGCTAAACTTGTTCCGAAGTATGCAATAAGTTCGATGATTGCAATAAATTCAGAACTTTCAACATAATCGTTAAAATCTTCAGGATAATAGATCTGAATATAATTAATCATTGCCTGCTTTAGTGTGTCGAAGTCATAGGCTGTATAATCAATAAATTGATATGCCTGAAAGACTTTCTTATAATCTTCTGAGGCGAAAAGATTTGACTGGCGAATACTTTCAGACATTAGAACGATTCCTTATCGGTTAGCGAGAATGTAGCAAATAAACTATCAGTAATAGATTCTGGTACAAATAATAATACCATAGCAATAGTTAATGCTTGGTCACTTTGGAAGACATCAATAGATACAAGTTCTACTCGCGGTTCGTCTTGTACAACTCTTACGGCATCTTCAATAATTGCATTTTTAGTATAATCATCAAACGGATCAAACAAATAGCTATAAATGTTTGTACCAAATCCCGGCAACATTAGTCTAGTTCCCAGTGGTGTAGCAAATTGATTCAGGATATCTCTCTTGACTAAATTAATATTAGTCATCGAATACGGAGGTGAGGGCTGGTTTACCGTGTTGAATCCAACAAAGTAGGGTTTCCTTGTTATGATGTTTTTCTGAACTAACCCACGCTGATTTGATGCCATATAATTCTCTTTCTGTTATTTATCAAGAAAATTATATAGGTATTTATTTCGGTGTCTATGCGTACCTTTTTAGCCCGCCATGGTCATATTTATTATGCCACATTGTCATAACTTTCAACGGATCACCGGGTTTTCGATTACCGGCCTGATTATAACTTAGGTGATACCATACAGATCCTGACTTATCACTATACTCGTATATCATTTGATCATACGGTAAATTATCCCTTATCCACGGTGCCATTTCCCAATACTTATCGAGACTCCATCCCGGAAATTGTATATCCATAGCCATACCTTGCGTGTGTTGACTATGATTAGGGCCGGGACAAGTTTCCTGATTTCTTATAGAAGAATTTATTCTAAACTTACCAAATTTAGCCAAAAGTGGTTCTGCTACATTCACAGCCAGGGCCTTTAAATTATTAAATCGATCTGTAATATCCGTAAAATTAGTAAGTTGATTAGGGAAGAATGCATTGATAGTAAAATCTCTGACTTTAAAATTAGGACTTAATGGTTCGTCATAATCGCCGGACCATGCTCCTTGAGGTACTGGTTTACCTGGAATATATGGCGGAACCTTGTCATCGGAAGCAAATGGAGGTGTTGTATTTGGCCCGGGCAACGATGTTTGTGTCGATGGATTACCTACCTGGACACCATTGGCACCATTTGCATTATTGCCGCCGGCTATGTTACTATTGTATTCGTCGAATGTTGGATCGCCGTTATCGCCGCCGAGTTCTTCTAATAATGCCTGGGCATTTTCGGCATCGCTTGTTGACATTGTCACTCCACCAACAATCACAGTGGGCGCTTTACATCCGGCCATATTATTCCTTATGATATCGTTTATTTGCAGCGTCTCGCATCTTCTGTTTTGTTTCAGTAGACATAATTCTGCCTTTTAATTTTTCAGATTTCTTTCTTTTTGTCTCTGCTGACTGTGGTGGCCTATTTTTAGCCGATTCTTTCATTTTCAATCGTGTCTCTTGGGTTGGACTTTTTCCAAAACTATGATTCTTTTCTCCCGATCGGGATGCAGACATTTTCTGTTTGGTTTCTTCTGTATGTCGTCTACCTATATTTGCGTTTCTAATTTTTTCTTTTGTCTCATCTGATACTATATGTCCCATATGTGCATCTGACATATTCTTTCTTGTTTCGGGAGATCTATTTTGTTGGGCATAAGTTATTCTGTCTTGTACGTCTTTTGGTCTATTCTTCTGAGCTATAGACATCTTTTGTTTTGTTTCATTAGAAATAATTCGATTCGACATTATTTCCGAATGTTTTTTTCTTAACCACCCATATTCTTTATTATTTTTTACACGATTTGTCATCCACTTAGCCGCATATATTAACTTAGGATCATTATATATTTTAATCAATAACAAGTGTGCAATAAGATGTTCTTCGGGTGTAAGATAAACAAGATTATCTTTATGATTCGTCCCACCTATGCATATCGGTAATATATGATGTTGTTCTTTATATATTTCGAGATTTCTATATTTTGCTCGATCTATTAGATTATTATAATGTTGTATATAGTTCATACTATATTTATCATGTCGGCCACTTTTTATCGCAACCGTTGCTGTCGACGTTTTGTACAATCATTGTTATAATTCGTGGACCACGTTGTCCTACCTGGTTAAACCAAGCAGAACTCTTTAATTGTGCTCCAGCTTCATTGAAATTACCTGCCTTCATTGCTGCTAAGAAGCTCTTGAATTTGGATAATCCACCTTCACCCATATTGTAACATAAGTCTGCACATGCACGTTTTCTAATATCAGATAAACCACTCCAACAATCCATACCTAATAATCGTTGTGCGCCACCTATTGAACTTGGCGCATCAGACTGGAACCAAGTGTTGACTTGTGCTTCGGAAATAGTAGTCGGTACAGGATATTGTGATATTTCATTTTGACGCAATAAGTGACCAATGCCGCCTGTTGGCAAACCCTTTGTATCCTTATAAGAGACGTATTTTACACCTTCGTTTATCTTTAGTTCGCATTGATAAGCGGCCATGTTAAAGTCTTTGGATATTGCACTATCTTCGGCTGGTACAGGTGCAATATCTTTATTATTTGCACCCGGTGTTGTGTTAGTCGCCGGCGACGATGTTGCTCCGCCACCTGCACCACCCGAACCTTCATATGTCTTAGATGCTTCTGTCTGTTTTGGTGTATAACCGCTAATAGATCCAAAACCAAAGTTTTCATGTTCTGGGCACGGTTCATATGTAGGAAGTCTAGAAAGTGTTGTTTCTAAAGACTCGGCCTTTCTCTTAAACTTATCTTCTGGAATAAGTATTGTCCATTGTTGTGCAGGAAATGTTGCCGATGGTGGTTGGCCACCTGCATTGCATATGTATATAATATCATTATTGGTAATAAGATCGCCAGAATTGTATGCCGTATCTTTTTTCCACTTAGGGTATGTTACAGTAGGAATCCAGGTTGCAAGAATATTAATTTTCTCAACAAGTGGTTTTATTTCGGCTTGTTTAGCAACACCTGATGTCATTGCAGGTTGTGCAGCAATAGGTGAACTTAGTGATGGTGCTGCACCAGGGCCGCCAGTTGTGGCGCCATCGCCGCCGCGAAGTCCCGGGAAATTTCCTACTATGGTGCCGCCTGTTATATTGCCAGTGACATCTAAGTTTCCATTAATACCAACGCTAGTGCCAATTCCCACAAATGATGCATCTAACGAGAATGATCCTGCAGCAGTTTCTATAATATTACCTGATGCATTAAGACTCATATTAGCACTAGTACATAATACGACATCGCCCATACCTACAACAGATACGCTACCATTTGCTCCTACTCTGATATTACTTGTTGCCACTAAATCTATAGAAGCTTGAGTAGACATCTTAATACCTAATTTAGCATTATAATCTTGACCTGCTGCAATTGTTGTAAGACTAAATGCATTACCGATATCAATGTCCATATCATTATTAACAACAGTTAAGAATGCATTATTTTGTGTAGTGCTGTGCCAGTTATTAAGAGCCTGCATAACAATATTGCCACCGTCACCGAGTCCCTCGCCTTTATAGTTCCAGACAGGGATAGTCTTTGTTTTCGGTACATTATTTACATCATATGTGAATACAGTAGTTTCTTGTATTGTATCTTTCGCTGCCTTTATAAAGACGTTTTGTCCCGCCTCAATATTTACATTTCTGTCTGCACGAATATTGATATCTTTCTGGCCGCGTAAGGAGATAGTAGCAGCACTAAAGATATCTATGTTTCCAGTTTGATCCATCTGAACCCATGCTGTACCATCTCGATTAATCATGTAAACAAAACCATTGGTTTCATCTAGTCTAATCTGGGCACCTGTCTTTGTAACAAGCTGAACATACTCTGTACCATCGCCGTCATCCATAATAAAGGATGAGCCACCTTTTCTTCTAAACTTATCAGAGGTCACATTGCTATCAATTAATGGTCCCGGAGTAATAATACCGAATACAGTACTTGGCGCTTCGCGTCTTGCGCCGGATGTTGTTGTGCCGCGACCTTTATCGTTAATAAGTCCCTGATTACCGACACCTTTAAATTTCGTCTTCTGATACGGTTTAATTGCTCGATCAGGAGTATCAATGTTATCCCATTTATTATATTCGGCAACAGGTATAACCTTGCCCGGATATTCCCAGTTCTTAGCATCTGCAGCCATACCGGGAATCATATTATTCATAAACTGATTATACAGGCATCCAATCCATATCCCTCTAGATGCATCACCATTAATAAACATTACCAATACTTCATTATTAATGTCAGGCGGCACCATCCACATACCGTATGATGTCTGCGTCTGATCAAATGAATGAGTGTCTGTCTTGCTTATAGTATCGACGTTTGTCGCACCAGCAAACGGTGAACAATAGCTGCAAATCGTCCATCCATCGGGGTTATCTGGTGCAGAGCCAAATTCTGGAATCCACACACGTAATCTACCGTTTCTTTGGACGTCTGTCGCTTCTTTTATAAATCCTATAAACAACCCAGTCAGCGGCGATGACCGACCCATTGCCTCGCCGGCATCAGATTTCGTTGTTTTTGTTGTTCTGGTTAGTGTATCTGTATACGACATATGTACCTGTTAAAATTATGGTGAAGACTTTTGGGGCAATTGCTGACCTATTCTCTGTGTTGCTGTTAATCCACTATTAGATGGAATATTTGATGTAGATGTTTTTGTTGTAGGACTCACGTGTTTAGTTGTATCTACACCCGGTGGATTACTTGCAGTACCTGCTAATTTTTCTGTTTTTGTAGCAGTTACTGGGATTGCCGGTGGCGCAGGAATACTGGTAGATTGTAAATCTTTATTTGTTGCTTCTAACGTTGATAACAGACGTAAAAACTCAGGTAAAGAACCGAAATCGATCAATGGATCTAAGATAGCTTCTAATTCCTGACTAAATTTGCCATTCTCAAATTTGCTTATTACTCGCGTCATTTTATATATGCCACTAAATGCTTCTGACTCAGTAAATGGGTCTATTGACCCGGTGGTGTCATTAAATATTCTCGGTGTTCTAAAACGAATAACAATAAAATTATCTGTCCCAAGTATATTTACTGTAGCATCATCTCCTGGCGGCACATTCTTTATTTCTGCAATTGCATCAGCGTCAGCCATATTGGATTTATAAACTAAAGAGGTAGCATCCCTGCTAAGACTTCTAGGGAATAGCCAAAAAGGATCTCCCTTAATTGTCATTTTAATACTTTGTAAATCGGCACCTTGTCCGGAATATAGTGCCGCAGCAAACATACTAGAAGTTTTGGCACGACCCGAATCAGCAGCAGGATCAATACCTTTAAAGTTGCCTTCTTGTGGTGCTACCTGAGTGGGAATAGGTCTTAATTTTCCTCTTCCGGAAGCTTCAGCTGTTGATCGAGCACTCTGAGCGGCTGGCGAACTTATATCTACATCAGAAACAAAATTTAGCTTTCCTTGATTACTTTGGGTAGAAGATGCCAGCGAGCTCATTGTTAAAGGCTTATACGGTTTACCTGTCAATGGATCTGTCTGACCTGCAGTTCCTACTGTACCTTTCTGATTTAGGCCACCACCTGCTGCAAGTTCTTTTCCGTATGCTTGTTTCTGGCCAGGTCGACTGTGGTCTAATATGGCAGCATATTTCGCCGCAACCTCAGGACTTACTTTCGTAGCAGCTATCGACTTTTTTGCTTGTGCAATCTTGGCATCGACATTAGTTCCGGGAGGTGAATCATTAATGAATTTTAAAGTATTTCTGATAATTTCACCAGCTTTCTTTTCATTATCTTGATTCTCTTCTTGAGTAATACCCTTTGTGCTGCCAGCGGCACTATCAACATATATGCCGCCGAAACGCGCTGTTGCAGTTGCGAATGCATAATTCATATCTAGATCTAATTTTATAATTTGATCGTTTAATCCCGTAAATATGTAATTATACTTCTTTCTTAAGATTTTTTTCTTAAGATATTCATCTAATCTTTTTTTCATAGCAGGTATTGTATCGGGTGTCTGCCCTGTCTGTGCTGCATCTGCTTGTAGATTACCTAGATCATATTGAACTACATAAATGGTTATTGCATTAGCATTATTCTGTCGCTGGGCATCATACGCAATAGGCTTAGTCTCTGTTACAACTCTCCAGAGCTTTTTCATCTGATCTTTGCTTTCTTGAGGTGTATTAGGTTTTGCGGAAGGCGTCTTAGAATCTTGTACCAATTCCTGGCCCAACGATGTACTGCCCAATAATGAATCAACAATCTTATCAACACTCGTACCTTGTGTAAATGTTGCGGACTTCTTTGAAAGATCGACCCAATCGGATGCTCGTTGAGTATTCTTCTTATAATCTGGATTAACTAGATCTATCTTAGCTAATATCGGATCTACAATAATTTTAAATGTATCAGGTATGCTATAATTGTCAATTAATTGTTCATACGCATCTTCGTTTAATTTCTTTTCTAGGTCCGCCATCGCATCTTTAAATTTTGCTAGATTCTTTAGTGTAACGCTATGTAATAACGAAGAGTATGCATTTGCTTGAGCTTTTTCATCATACAAAACTGCTTCAAATTCGTATCTCGTGCCAACGTGTGTCACATTAATTTTTGACTTAGATATAGTAACAGGCCACACCCACCTCATCTGCCCGATTCCGCCATCTACTCCATTGATAACAGATGCTTCTGTTTCTGGATCGCGACCTCTAAATTCTAATTGTAGATAAAATGGACTAGTCATCCAATTACCTAAACCTAGCGAAATTGTTTCGTAGAATATTTTGTCTAATAAACCTGCACCCGATGGTTCTACAATTTCAAATTTAACATTTGTCATTGTGCCGCAACCACTTTCTACCGATGGGGTGGCGATACACGAGACTTCTACCTTATCTATTGTTAAATCAGACACACCGCTTTCAGCAATAATCGACTGAATAGCAGTATTAAGAACTGTCCCGGATGCAGAAGCAGACATAGGCACCATAAATAATTTCCAATGATATGTATAAACATCATAGTAATCTAATATGTTGGGCGTAAATGCCATACTAATATTATTAATCGGCGATGCCATATTTGCATATGCCGATTGAGAATCTTTTGCCGGATTAAATGTGCTTGCCGGAGCGTTTACAATTTGAGGTGCCTGTGCAGGAGCATATGATGCATTTGTTACTGGCGCTGGGCCGACTTGAGGTGTGCTAGTTGTAAATCCGTGTGCAGTATCAAATGCTGCAGATTCTTTATCATATGTTGCCTTGTCAACAGTTCTGCCATTAAGTGTATAGGTATGTGTGGTGACAGGCGGCGCCATGAAACTTTTCGGTGAATCTACTGGCATATTAATTCTTCAAAATGTTTTTAGGAATATAAATTTCTAATCCGGAAACAAAGTCATTTATAGGATCAATTATAAGATCTGGATTTCTAAGAGAGAATACCCACCATAACTTTGGAGTGCCATATTCTTGTTGGCTTAATAAGTCAGGGCGTTGATCAAATGCCGGCGGTATGACTAAAATCTTATCATAGTCGTTTGCGGCAATAGTTCTTGGCACCCATAGATCTAGATACCAATTTTTAACTGGGGTCAATAGATACTGACTCGTGTCTTTAGAATTGGTTGCCATTAAATGTATCCCTTATTAAGTAATTTACCTTGGCGGAATTTATCTAGATTAAATTCATTTCTCATCTTAATAGGAATATACTGAGTATCCAAATCTAATTGCACCTTTAAGTGTGTTGGTACCCAAGTGAAACCACCGTTATTACCAATCGGAAGATTTACGCCAATATTGCTAGAGAATATTTGATTATTTGCTGTACTAATTGGAATATAATCAATATCTGCCTCGTATGTGTATTCGAAATTCTTAACAATAACAGGGACATTATTAAATTGATAATCACCTAAATAGTTAAATATAAGGGTCGGGGGAGGTGTTCCTGCCTTCTCATACGGGTTAACACCGAAATAAGATTTCGTAACGGACCGGAAGAAACTTATCACCGCCAATAAATATATAGCTTCATCATTTGACTGCGCTGTAAATTCCGCAGAAATACTAATAGGTTTCGGATATGACCTAACATAAGCATTATATCCATAGTTTGAATGAATAAAGCTTGAAGGATCGTACTCTACAACGTTGCCTGTAGCAACAGACGGCGTATAAGGAAAAAGGACACCACGTGTTGACCATAGAGGGAATAAAATATTTGTAGGATCTCGTGGGCCGAGAACCTCTTCATTATCTAATGATTTCGGTTGTAATCGTGCTCGTTGATCTTGATTTGACATTTATATATTCCCTTATCTGCTTATTTATCTTGGTTATAAACAGGTGTGTTAATCACGGAACCCTTGACTCTACGAACTTCTTTTGTTATACTGTACAGAACGCTCTAAAGGAGAAAATATGATCGGTTCTATAGATTTTGAAGAAGAGGAAACACCGGAGGTTATTTCAATATTCCCGGTTAAGAAAGTTAACTACTTAAATAACAAAGATATGTTGAAGGAAATTCACCAGAGTAAGAATTCTTTCTGTGAATATACTGATCAGAAGTATGCTGACTATGATGTTATCATAGATAATGCTCAAGAAGCATTTCTTCCCGAAGTTCAGGAAAAAGCAAAAGCTGCCAGAGCAGCTAGAATTGGATCGGCTGCATTTGCTGTAGCGGTAGCTAACAACACATCTAGGACAGAGAGACCAAAGATGTCCGAATATAAGATTAAACCTGATACAATTAATGTTGATGATTTAGTATATCGTGTTTTAACATTTGAACATATTCCACTTGCACCCGGTAGAAAGAAGAATCCAAAGAGCACAGCAGATAGCCATGTTAAATTAAATTTCTTCCCATTCAAACATTATATTATTGAAAATGGTACTACAAAAGAAGTTGGCCGATCACATTCCAAAGGTGGAAAGTTTAATCTAGAGCGCGGTTCTATTACTAATAAGCTTGCTAAGATGTTTATCCTTATGGTAAACAAATACGGTCAACGTGGCAACTGGCGCGGTTATACATACATTGATGAAATGAAGGGGCAGGCTCTACTTCAATTAGCGCAAATGGGTTTACAGTTTGACGAATCCAAGAGTGATAATCCATTCTCATATTATACACAATCTTTACAGAATAGCTTTACGAGAGTTCTTAACTTAGAAAAGAAAAATCAAGATCTGCGCGATGATTTATTAATCGATAGTGGAGCAAGTCCTAGCTTTACACGTCAGTTAAATATCGAAGCAGATATTAGGCAACTAAGAGAAGAAGCACAGGAAGCGGCCAGAGATGACAACGAATAATGTGATCCAAAGTGATAAATAACATTATACACTTTGGATCGTAATATGTTTATCTATAAAATAACAAATGTCGAAAATAATCTCTGCTATATCGGATTCGATACACATCTCGAACATCTCGAACATAGATGGAAAACACATAAACGGGATTGTCTCACTAAAGATACAAAATTCTATATGGCTCTAAGAAAAGGCCCAGATAAATTCCGATACGAGATCATTGATCATTCTGACAGAATTATCGATTTAGCATTTAAAGAGATTTACTGGATAGATGAGTATAATTCATACAAGAAGGGCTATAATTCTACCCGTGGCGGTGACGGTATAGGACAAGATTTATCGCAATTTACAGAAGATGAGATTAACCAGTTAAAGCAATTATATAGTTTTACAATGACCGACTATAATTATAATATAAAATGGAAGAATAAAACTAATGACGAACGACGCGAATTAACGAAGCATTTACATACTGAAGAAGTATATAAAAAAAGATCAGAGACACTTATCGAATTTTATAAATCTCATCCCGAGTTAGTGGAAAAGAAAAGAGAACAAATGATTATATCACGAAATAAAAATAAAGAAATTCGAGATGAACAGGCAAAACTAGGCGGATTATTAGGTGCAGCAAAAGTATCTAAAAAAGTAAAGATAGAATTTGTCGATGGGACAATTAAAATATACGATAGTAAATCAGCATTCAGTAGAGAATATGGGTGCATAATAGATCGTATATTATTAAAAACAAAAGAAAATAAAACTCATCGCGGATTTAGGGGGTGGGAGATATGACAAATCAACTTTTTAAAAGAGCGATAGTTTTCAGTGACATCCATCTCGGTCTAAAGCATAATTCAGTAACACATCTCGACGATTGCATAGACTATACCGAATGGTTAATAGCTGAAGCAAAGAGTCGAGATGTTGATACATGTATTTTTATGGGCGACTTTATGCACCATAGGAATACAATCAATGCTCAGACACTCGAATATAGCATTAAATTGCTAGGTATGTTGAATAGTTCGTTTAAGAAGACATATTTTATGGTTGGAAATCACGATTTATACTTTCGTGATAACCGTTCTGTAACATCAATGAAGTTTGCTGCACTATATCCTAATATTGTGCTCGTAGATGAACCTCTTGTCGTCGATGATGTTGCTTTTGTGCCTTGGTTAGTTAATGATGAGTGGGAAGATATTGTTAACATCAAATCAAAATATCTTTTCGGTCATTTAGAACTTCCGGGATTTAAAATGAATGCTCAAGTCGAGATGCCCGATCACGGTGGCATCAATGCAGAACATTTCAAACATCAGGATTACGTGTTCTCTGGACACTTTCACCTACGGCAAACAAAAGGCAAGGTTACTTATATTGGTAATCCTTTCGGACATAATTACAGCGATGTTTGGGACTTTGAACGTGGTGCCATGTATTTAGAATGGGATAAGGAACCAGAGTTCTTAGATTATACAGGTGGACCGCGCTTTATAAGTATCAACTTAGCGGCATTACTAGCTAATCCAGATATCTATCTTAAACCTAAAACATATCTTCAAGTTACTTTAGACATCGACATAACGTACGAAGAAGCAGCTTTTTTACGTGAAACATTTATGTCTCAGTATAGCGTAAGAGAGTTTAAGCTTATTCGAAACCCCAATGATGATTTAACTAAGGAATTTACGGGTGATATTACACTAAAAACAGTGGATCAAATTGTTATCGAATGTCTAAACACGTTAGATAATGATTCAAAGTTTGAAATTAATAAGTTCATCGAAATATATAATAATCTATGATAGTAATCAATTCAATAACAATTAAGAATTTCTTAAGTATCGGTAATGTTGTTCAGAGTATTAATTTTCACGGCACTGATTTAGTTTTGGTTCTGGGTGAAAATTTAGATCTAGGCGGCAACGATAATCGTAACGGAGTTGGTAAATCGGCAATTGTAAATGCATTATCTTATGGATTGTTTGGTGCGGCATTAACAAAGATCAGAAAAGATAATCTAATTAATGCCACAAACCAAAAGAATATGGTTGTTACAGTCGATTTTGAAGTGCATGGGCAAAAATATAAAATTATACGTGGTAGAAAGCCTAATATATTTAAGTTTATTAAAGATGGCACAGAACAAGATGATGGTGAAAAGACAGATGAGGCACAAGGTGAAAATTCTAATACACAAAAAGAAATAGAATTAATACTTGGCATTTCGCATGACCTTTTTAGTCACTTGGTAGCCCTTAACACATACGTAGAACCTTTCCTTGCGTTAAAAACAAATGATCAAAGAATTATAATTGAGCAGCTCTTAGGCATTACCAAACTCTCTGAAAAAGCAGACAAGCTTAAAGAAGAAGCAAGGATAACAAAAGATGAAATCAAAGAAGAGGAATTTAGAATTACGGCGGCAACGGAGGCTAATAAAAGGATTGAACAGAATATTACAGGGCTTGAGGCAAAGTCCAAGGCGTGGGATAGCGCGAAGTCGCTAAGGATAGATAAACTTCAAGCATCTATCTTAGAACTACTTAATGTTAATATCGATGATGAAATTGCTTTACACAAGTCTAAGAAAGAAGTTGAAGATTTAACTGCTGAGTATAGATCTCTTGCTAAAGAATTAAGCGGGCTCGAAAAGGATGTTACTGATTCATCTAGGACGATTGTTCGTTTAGATAAAGTTTTAGCAAGTTCTGTCGAGAAGATCTGCCCTACATGTAGCCAGGAAATGGACAAAGATACACATGCTGCGGTGCATAGCGAATATGTAGCCCAACATAGCGACGCCAAGACAAGATTAGCCGAAAAAGCAGTAAAACGGGACGAAGTAAAAACACTTGCAACAACAGTTGCATCTATGATCCCTAAGTTGCCCGAGCCCTTCTACGATACAATTGATGAAGCATGGAATCATAAGACAACACTAGATACCTTAGGTAATAGTTTAGCATCGGATTTAGATACAATTAATCCATATGTAGATCAGATCGTAGTTCTAAAACGGGACGGATTACAAGCAATTGATTTTACGGTATTGAATAATCTTGTCAATTTACGAGATCATCAAGATTTTCTATTAAAGCTATTAACAAACAAAGACTCATTTATTCGTAAGAAGATTATTGATCAAAATTTAGCATTCTTAAATCATCGTTTAGCACATTATTTAACAGACATAGGTTTGCCACATTTAGTAAAATTCAAATCCGATCTGGAGGTAGAGATTTCTATGTATGGTAAGGAATTTGACTTTGATAACCTTTCTCGTGGCGAGCGCACACGATTAATATTATCTCTAAGTTGGAGTTTTAGAGACGTATTTGAGAATATGAATAACAAGATCAACTTATTGTTTATCGATGAACTAGTAGATTCGGGACTCGATTCAAGTGGTGTAGAAGCTTCTGTCGCTATATTAAAAAAGATGTGTAGAGAAAATAATAGAAATATTTACTTAATTTCACATAGGGATGAACTTGTAGGTCGCGTATCAAACGTGTTGAAGGTTGTTAAAGAAGGTGGTTTCACTAGTTTAGAGAGTAGTGATGTAGTGATTTAACGCGAAGTTCATTGCTTTTCAGTAAATGTTGAGCATATACTGAACTTCTTGACACAACAAAGGAAACAATGTCTACAGAATATACACAACATCAGAAATATAAAAACAATACATACAAGTTCGAAAATTTATCCGAGGCCGATCTTAAGGCTCTTAATGTCTTTGCTATCTCAGATATAGATCAAGTAATATTTCTACCAGATCTATCATTAGAGCAACACGAATTAGATAAAAATAACTATACCTTTCATGATGAAAAATATTTCCACCCTATTCTCAATGTCACTAACTCAGTTATTGCAAGAAAAATATTTAAAATAGCATTATATGATAGATATTTTAATCAACAGACTATATCTAATCTAATTTATCTTAAAGATAAACATGCAATTGTTAGAGGTAAATCTGATAATATATTTGATAGACTAGATACATATAGAGTTGATTTTGAATTGCGGAAGGACAAGAAATACACCCTAAGACACCACGGAACTAAAGAGGGTGGCGATCTTAGGCAGGCATTCTTTAAGGATGAAAATTTAGAATATGGGTTGCTTCTGCAGCATGGGCCGAATAGTTCTAAGAGACAACTAGAATCGCATTTTACTAAACGTCCTATTGAAGGCATAAAATTATCAGATCCAAACACAAAAGAACTTAGATCTAATATTCCTGTACAGTATCATCATGCAAAATATAGTATAAGTGGTAGTACATATAAAACCAAAGAGCCATCTCAATTACTAGGTTTAAAGAATTATAAAAATTTCAGTCAAGAAGAACATGTAGAAATCTTAGGTTGCATTATCTTAACAAGTGATGAGCACGACACGGTTCATATTTTCAATGATGGTGGTATAAATATTTGGTTGAGGTGGAGTGAAGAGTTTGGATATACTGTACCATTCCACTGGAGATGTGAAGAGAATTATAATATAACCTTACTACACTTAGAGAAAATTAGCAATGGAAGATTTATAAAAACTCTTGCACCTTCTTATGAAGAGTTTATTTTGTTGAATAGCTAATTATTAAAGAATATCTCATTAGTCAGCTTTAATATCTCAGATAAGGTATAAGAATAATACCCCTTATATTGTAGTATCTCATCTATCTCTAACTTGTTTTTCACAAATACAAATTCTGGAACGTTATTGTATTTTATAATCAATAATGGTAATTTATTTGCGTTTGTGGAATCTTGTTCTACCTGCTTGATCCATGTATCCCACTGTGTCACTTCTTTATTGACTATCGACTGAAATGATGGCCCGGTTTTATAGTGCTTGCATTCTACTGAGAATAAAAAAGTATCAGGGCATATTAAGTCACCAAATGCAGCGTGTTCTAAGTCGTATTGTGTTACTCTCGATTTGTTACCGCCACCAAAGAATGAACCACTGTCTGCATTTCTTCTGAAGCTTTTTTCTATACCGGTATGTTGGTGAAATCTCTCAGACAACAGATTAGCAATTTTTCTTTCGAATGTATTGCCTTTACTTTTCCCATTTACTTTTCCTGTTGCCATGTTAAGTCCCTTGTTATCACTATTTACCTGCTATTTATCTCCCGTTATAAATATAAGAAGCAAGGGGAATAAAGATGAGATTTCACGTATTAGGCGTTCCGCACACGGTTAGCAGTAAAGAATTTACAGCTTGTGCCTTCACACAAAAAGTAGTTAAGTTTTGTCAAATGATGTCTGACCGTGGTCATACTATCATACATTACGGTCACGAAGAGTCTGATGTTGTATGTGATGAACATGTTACGGTTCTAACATCAGATGTATGGAAACAAACATATGGTGATTACGACTGGCGTAAATCATTCTTTAAATACGATCTAAATGACTTAGCATATCAAACTTTTTTTAAGAATGCTATTAAAGAAATTGGAAAACGCAAACAACCTAAGGATTTCATATTACCTTTCTGGGGTCACGGCGTTAGACCTGTATGTGATGCTCACCCCGATCTTATAACAGTTGAACCCGGTATTGGATATCCAGCAGGGCATTGGGCTAGATATAAGATTTTTGAATCATATGCCATGCATTCTGCCTATTATGGATTAAATAGTGTATTACAGTGTAATGAAGATTGGTATGAAGTTGTAATACCTAACTACTTTGATTTAAATGATTTTACTTATACAAAGAAGAAAGATGATTACTTCTTATACATAGGTCGTGTTTATGATGGTAAAGGTGTTCATATTGCTGAACAAATTACTAGAGAAATTGGTGCAAAGTTAGTTATTGCTGGTCAAGGCAGTTTATTAGATATGGGATATAAGACTATCCCTGATCATGTTACTGAAGTAGGCCATGCTGATACAGAATTAAGACGAAAGTTAATGAGTAAGGCTCGTGCTACTTTTGTTATTTCGATGTATAACGAACCATTCGCAGGTGTGCAGATAGAATCTATGCTGTCGGGAACACCTGTTATATCTTCTGATTGGGGTGCGTTGGCTGAAAATAACATACACGGTTATACAGGATATCGTGGTAGAACATTTGAACAATTTGTATGGGCAGCTAAAAATATTGGTAATATTAAACCGGCAGATTGCAGACAATATGCGGAAAAGAATTACTCTATGGAAAGAATAGCACCTATGTATGAGGAATATTTTCAATCAGTGTTAAATATACACGGTAAGAAGGGTTGGTATGAACCTAATCCTGGAAGAAAGAATTTAGATTGGTTAAAGAAGGAATTCCCACATGCATAACGATTTAGAATTTGAACAGGGATTCTGGGGCGATTGCTGTAATACATTTGGCGAAGATCAGAAACATTTTATCTACGGTAATCTAATGGGATTAGTGGGTAATTATTTTTCTTATGATGCAGAGAATAAAAGAATACTCGATATCGGCGGTGGGCCTACTTCTATGCTATTAAAGACATATAATCTTGTCGAAGGTAAGGTTTGTGATCCTATAAATTATCCTCAATGGACTAAAGATAGATATAAGAGCAAAAATATTTCAGTCCAAGTAGTGGGCGGCGAGGATGTTAAAGAAACTGGTTGGGATGAAGTGTGGATTTACAATGTTATGCAACATTCAGAAAATCCTAAGAAGATTATTCAGAATGCCAAGCGTGCCGCTAAGGTACTACGAATATTTGAATGGATCGATATACCAGCACACGAAGGGCATCCACATATGCTAACGCAGCAGAATTTAGAAAAGTGGATTGGACAAGCAGGTAAAGTAACAGAATTAACAGGACAAAACGGATGCTATGGAAAATGTTTCTATGGAAATTTTGTCTTATAAAGGAGAACTATGGAATATACACAAGCATTTGAAAAGGCTATAAATCACGCAATGTTATACGAAGTCGGTAGCTTCTGGAATCTCGATACACCGGGTGCAGAAGATGGTACTAATGCTCGGGCCTGCGGATATACAAACGACCCCCATGATCATGGTGGAGAAACAAAGTACGGAATTGCTAAGAATTCTAACCCCGATTTAGATATTACACATATGGATTGGGATACTGCCAAGGCTGTTTATTTCAGTCACTATTGGCTGAATGCTAAATGTGATAAGATGGATGGTCGTTTAGCAGCATTGCAGTTCGATGGTGCAATTCAACATGGTCCTGGTACAGCATCTAAATTTATTCAACGTGCTATAGAAGTAGAAGATGATGGTGCAATCGGCCCCATAACACTTGCTAGCCTAGCTGATCAAGATGCTACTGAAATATGTAACTCAGTCTGCGATCAGCGTGTAAAATATTATAACGAAATTGTTGCTGAGGATCCTACTCAACAGAAATTCTTAGATGGCTGGTTACGCAGAGTGAAAGAAATGCGTGCATTTGTTACTAGCCCAGCACGAAGTTTTTAGCATATCAATATTGTTGCACTACTGAGATCAGCAACGATAAAGTAGTGCAACAGTAAAAAAATCTGTTCAAGCAAAATTATATAGATAGCAGGACTGACGCGCCCTGTGAACGTATTAAGAACTCCAGCGTATAGGTTTTATAAATCAAAACTACACAAGCACAATAAAACCCAAATCTTTTCAAAATCAAAAATCAACGTTAGAAAATCATAGTTAAGGTTAGCGAGCCAAGTTAATTTCTCGCCGGCGTGTCGTTCAGAATAGGGCGCAACAGCCAAGCCCGTTGGATATGCAATGGCAAAATCATATGAAAGCGGCCGAGTCGTGAGTAAGATGATTGAGTTTAAGTTTGTGGGAGGCACGTGAAACGGGTATGCCCTCCCAGATGCGTAATCATTGGTTATAAGTGGTTGCAATGCGTCGAGTCCTAGAGACCCCTTCAGAAACGCTGTAAGAAGCGGTAGTTGACATAATCAATCCAACACTACAAAATATTTCAATATAACAGTCTGCGAAACCGTCAGGTATTCCAGTATCCAGGTTTTGGATACCCTTGGTCTGACTCCTCCGTCAGTTATATTGCTTTATCTACATTATGTCTCTATAATACACGTGAGTTCGAGCAATAGATTAAATACAGACGCGACAGCGGATGGTATTTAATCTATTGCTGATACGGCACGAAGTGATGGATCATTAATAACAAAGGAAATATATGATACCTATAGATCTTGATGAGGCACGTAGAGCACTCTTTGAGAAGAAGATTAATATGTGGGAAATGACTCTCTTAGAGGGAGTGCATAAACAAGATGATATTTCTGAAAAGCAATATAATATATTATGCGTATTAGCAGAACAGATGCTACCGTATAAACTTATAAGACAATCCGGTAATTCTGCAAATAATGGGTGTCCTGTGGACCCATATTTTAAGCAACAATATTATTCTGATGAGTACTAAATAGATAACGTATTCGTTTCGCGAATGACTTGGTCTGTAAGACCACTTAAGGTTATATCAGTTTTCTTATATATGCGCTTTGTGAGCTTAATAATATCAGGACTGACATTAATACTAAGTTCTGAATATGGACGTAGGCGTATTGACATAATATCGTTGCCAATAGATTCTGCTGTAATGACTCCTGTGAATTTCTGAAAATGCATAGATACAAATGCATTGACACGTAATTCGATATTTCCCATGAACTCTTGAATTTCTACACGAGTTCTCTTATCTATATGTCTTGTTAACTTAATCTCACCCTTGGTGATATATACTTCCGTAAGTATATGATCACCTTCTGGTTTATTAATATAGATATGTGAAGTTTCATATATAATATTTCTATTTGAATTAAAATACATATTCACTTCTTTATCTTGCAAAGTGTCTGTCTCGTAAGGACTCCACTTGATGTTTTGAGCATCAAGTAATCGTGATAGGTCGTATACCCATCGATGTTTAGGATAACGCTCCCAACACTCGATATCATCTACCGGGATATCAAGTTCTAGCGTGTCTGTCTTTTTTTGCATATATTTTCCTTACATATATTCCTTACCACCGGGGTTCTGCTCTTTCAATCTCTTATTGAGAACTTTAATTGTAATCTCCCTATCTTGAAAGCTCATACCCCATGCTGAATTCCATTCAATCCCGCCCTTCATAAAGTAGCATATATCAGCTATTTGTTCTCTTAGTAATAATGATTCTTTAGCATATGATTGAATTAGGTCACCTAATTGTTCAGCAGGTAGAAAAATTAAGGACCTTATGAAAAATTTACTGGATTAAAATCAATCTCGCTTTCCCATTCGTGATTACATTTTTCACAATGAGGAGTAAATGTTCTTTTAATACCAATCTGATTTATTTCTTTAATTAAATCACTAATCTTGTCGCTACTCTTCTTATCAATGTTTTGTAAGAATTCTTTAATATCATTCTTATCTGACACATTAATTTTCTTACTTTCATCAACAACTTTTAATACAGAATTAACCATTAGTTCGTATGTAATAACAGATAGTTCTTTAAATGCTGTAGCAAAAAGTTTTAGTCTAGCATCTTCTGTGATATTCTCACTTTCGATAGCGCGTGTTAGTTTGCTTTGTTCAAACTGGGCATGTAGGCCTTTGAGTAATTCTGGAAAACCATAAGGTTTAACAAATATACTTAATCCATTATCCATATTAACAACATACTCTGTATCTAAGAAAGACATATTATCTATAGAATATTGCAAGTCTAGTGGATATAGATTCTTATGACTACATTCAGGGCAGGTTAATTCTGTCTCAAGTGCATCATTATATGTAGCAAATCTAATAGCTGTGATAATCGCATCGATATCATTTGTTAGTAATATCCGCGGATCACTTACCGCCGGCGTGCAGCTTCTAATAACTTCTAGCAATGCTTCACCGTTTAATAGAGCATCTGGATTCTTTAAGATAAGTTCATCTTTGCCAGTCATGGGCATAATTCCTACTTCTCCATTATCTGAAAAAGTTATAGCACCAGGCGCATAATATGATGTTCCGCTAGGTAGTTTTAGAAATAACTTAAATTGTCTGAAGTACCCCTTCAGCGGGTTTTGGCGAATTTCTTGTTTCATAATTTCCTCTTTAAAATATTTGATAAATAGTATCGAACATTGTTTATCTTATTTATCACGGGACTTAATCAAAGAAACATATGGCTGATAATTCTGTCTTTATAACTGGCATCGCAAAAGGTGCGCTCACTGAAGAAATTGAGAGTTTACCGCCGTGGGCAACGGAAAATACCGCGGTAACAGTTAAAGGAATACTTGCTCAAAGCTTATCTGTACAGAAACAGGCTCTTGCTCAACTCATTAAAACTGCCGCTGCCGGAGGCTCTGGTTTAACTCCAAAAGAAGTTAATGATGTTAAGGATGCGTTTGAAGACTGGGCCAAAGACTTAAAAGATGAGAATGTCAAGGAAAAGAAGCGTAATAAAGAGAAAGAGCTTGAAGATAAGAAAGAAAAGAAACGTCGATTAGAAAATGCAGAAGTATTTGGTAAAAGAATCTCTTTCGATCTTAGTCTTGCTGGCGCCGCAAAGCTTATCGGTGATACATTTGTTGAAAATAAGAAGACATTTGATGAGTTAACTGCTGCTGGTGTAAATGTTATAAGTGGTATGGGCGCAACCAAAGATGGTTTTCAATCATTGCGTCAACTTACAGCAGAAACTGGTGTTAGGTTTACAGAACTTGCTGCCGCAATGACAACATATTCTAATGCGGTAAATTCCTTTGGTGTTGGAAGATTTGCTAAAACTGTAGGTATGGCAAGTTCTAATTTAACACAATTTGGATTCTCTGCTAAAGAAAGTGCAGAATTATTAGGACAGTATCTAAGCATACAACAACAGACTTCAGATGTCAGCCATAAGACAGCCGAAGAAACAAATGATGGTCTACAGAAATTTGGTAAGAATGTATTTAGATTATCGATGGCAACAGGCCAGTCACGCGAAACAATCATAAAGCAGACAACAGCACTTGCTGAAATGACAGAAGCAAATATATATGCTGGGCAGGTCGGCACACAAGCAGCAGAAGGAATGACTACCTTTTTAGGATCATTCAAGAATCAAAACATCGCTCAACAGATATTAAACTTAATGTCTAGTCCTATTAAACAACTAAATGATACATTTATGAATCTTCAGAAAGTAGGTATGGGTGGTTTTGCTCAACAATTTACAGCCTTCACTAAAACACTCGAAGGTATGCCAGCAGAAGAACAAGCGCAGAAATTAAAAGCATACGTTGAAGCACACAAAGGTGAATTTGCACAGCAGAAGCAACGATTAGCATTACTAAAGCAGGCAGGTGTTGCTGAGGCAGGTGCAGCATTAGATTTCATTGTAGGATTAGAAAAACAAGCCAACGCTATTAAACCTCTTAAAGAAGAAGAGATTAAGCGACTACAAGCGAGCAATGCTGCAAGTAAAGGTCTTACAAATGCATGGGAAAAATTCATATCGTTGCTACAAAGAGCATTTGGCCCTACTGCTACAATGATGAATATATTAACCGGCGCATTAACCCTATTGATTAAACCAATTGAGTGGGTTATAAACGGATTAGATTGGTTAGGTGAAAAGATAGGTGGAGTATTAAGTGCTTTCGGACTTGCTGATAGCTTTGATTTAACAGCTTGGATCGGTGTAGGCATTATTGGTGCGGCATTATTACCAGTCTTTAAAGGATTACTAGGTGGTTTAAGTGGTTTAAAAAATGGATTTAAAAACCTTGCTGCTCGAGTTGTGGGTGGCCCAGCGAAAGGCGCCGCAGGTGGTGCAGCTGAAGCCGCAGGTGGTGGAGCAAGTAGTGCATTATCCACATTAGGCAAAGGTATTGCAGACTTAGCGAAAGGCGCCGGCAAAGCCGTTACTGATATATTAAAAGGTATAGCAAACGGAATAAAAGCATTTGGTTCTACTCAAGTATTGAAAGGTGTACTAGCAATGGCAGGGATTGCTGCATCATTATGGATTCTTAGTAAGGCACTAGTCGAGTTTAATACTATAGAATGGGAATCTTTAGCAAAAGCCGGTGTAGCACTTCTAGGATTAACTGTAATATTAGCAATAGTTGCACCTGTATTAGATGCAATGTTTGTTCCATTGGCATTCGCAGCCGCCGGCATTGGATTATTCAGTGCAGCATTATGGATATTAGGTGGAGCAATACAAGCCATAGGGTCCGGATTTACAATGCTCAGTGATGGGCTTGATTCTCTAAAAGATATTGGTTTACTAGATATAATAGGTATTTCTGCCGGGTTAGTGGCATTAGGTGCCGGGCTGGCATTTGCTACTCCATTCTTATTAATCGGGTCGGTAGGATTGGTAGCATTAGGTGCAGCATCAATGGTAGCAGGACCCGGTCTTGCTTTATTAGCATGGGGCCTTAAAGGACTGAGCGATATCAGTGGCATGCAAATAGCAGGTATTGCTCTAGGACTTGCAGGTTTAGCGGCATCAATACTACTTGTTTCTCCTGCATTATTATTAGCTGCCATTCCTCTAGCAGCATTTGGTGTTGCTGCGGCAATCGCGGCAGTACCTATTGCATTATTAGCATGGGGTCTTAAATCATTAATGGAAGTTAGTGCGGGTGATTTACTTGCAGTAGGAGGCGCCTTAACGTTATTTGGGGTCGCTCTTGGATTTGCATCACCATTCTTGGTAATTGGGTCGGCAGGATTAATTGCAATTGGTGTAGCGGCATTAATAGCTACGCCCGGATTATTAGGCGTTAGTTTCGCATTTAAAATATTAAGCGAAGCAATTACAAATTTATCAGCTATAGGATTCTTGGGATTAGTAGGTATCGGATATGGTATTGCTGCATTAGGTGTTTCACTTGCATTTGCAACACCTTTCTTATTAGTGGCATCTGTCGGTCTAACAGCAATAGGTTTAGCAGCATTAATTGCGGCCCCAGGAATAGGATTATTAGGTGATAGCTTTAAGTCGTTAGCCGAAGGTATGAAAGCATTTAAGGATGTTAGTTTATTGGATATGATTGGCATCTCGTATGGTCTTATAGCACTAGGAACAGCAGCCGTTATTGCATCACCATTACTATTATTAGGATCTCTTGGATTAGCAGCATTTGGTATCGCAGCATCTATGGCAGCACCCGGAATAAAGATGCTAGGCGAAGGTCTTACATTGTTAGCTGATATAGATGGATCATCATTAATAGATTTAGGAATAGGTTTAGGTGTTCTAACTGCTAATGGTAAATTGGATTTAATGAAATTTGGCGCAGCGGCCGCTGATGCAGCGCCAGGAATAAAAATGTTAGCCGAGGGATTAAAACCACTATCAGAAATAAATGGAGACAATCTATCTGGATTATCAAAAGGTTTAAATGCATTCGGTATGGGTAGTGCAATGTCAATAAGATTACTTGGTATTGCCGGTGAGATAGCTGGAGAAGGATTATTACTTTTAGCAAATGGACTAAAACCACTGGCTGAAATAGTTGGTAATAATTTAGCTGGACTAGCAAAAGGTTTAAATGCATTCAGCATCGGAAGTGCAGTATCAATATTAGAACTCGGCTTCGCAGGTGAGAAATCTGGCAATGGATTATGGCTTCTTGCATCTGGATTAAAACCATTATCTGAAATAAATGGCAATAATCTAGCTGGTCTAGCAGCTGGTCTAGCAGCATTCAGTATCGGGAGTG